ATGTTCAAACCTCTGTGGCAACATGGCCGGGCGATCTGCTTTGCTGATGGATGGTTCGAATGGAAAAAAGAAGGCGACAAGAAGCAACCCTATTTCATCCACCGTAAAGATGGCAAGCCCATCTTCATGGCGGCAATCGGGAGTACACCATTTGAACGTGGAGACGAAGCCGAAGGCTTCCTGATTGTCACCGCAGCAGCAGATAAAGGGCTGATAGATATTCACGACCGCCGGCCGCTGGTCATGACGTCGGAAGCAGCACGTGAATGGATGCGCCAAGATATAGGCGGGAAGGAAGCTGAAGAGATAGCAGCCGACGGAGCAGTATCCGCCGACCATTTCATCTGGCACCCGGTATCGCGAGCGGTAGGCAATGTGAAAAATCAGGGGCCAGAATTAATAGAGACAATTGAATAAACACAACTATTCACATGATTTTCACTATTCTCATTCAATCATATTTTATGTTGCATTCTGCGTTATCGATAATCTCTCTTAACTTCAAAATAGTCAGGAATCCATTGATGCTTCAACATTATCTCATCATAAAGGAGATCGAACTTTTTCTTATTGCTCTGGAACCTTTCAAAATTGATAGCTACTTTACCTGCTCTACGACTTTTTTCATTGAGCGTCTGAGCTAATAGCATTCGCTGTATGCCGACGAATGCTATAACATAATTTCTTTGCATTTCTCTATAGCACTCACTAAGTTTATCATTGATGATTAAAATGTCCCTATCAATACTCCATCCAAGCTTAGCAATTACTTCAAACTTTCTCTTTATTTTTGAAGGCGTATTTTGCATATCATGAAAAACAGAAAGTGCTTTGTCACATTCATCCGTAGTGATTGACACTTCATAATCATCACTAATTAAATCAAAATATATAATGTTAAAATCAACAATATCTCCCGCATTGTCAATCTTTTCTTTAAGTAGCGGATAATCTTCAAGTATTACTTTTTTCGCGTGCAAGAATGCATCTTCATGTATTTTCTGATTTATCCACTCTGGAGCTTTCTTATAAGCCAAGAAGGCAACTATTAGAGTTCCAAAAGTGCTTAGAGAGCTTACCCAATCAGAAAAACTGCCAAGTTCGATTTTTACACCATTGAAATTTATTGCATAACAAATAACAAACACAGACAAAAATAACAGAACCACAGAAACCATCAAAATAATACGATTATAAATTCTTAGTTCCATTTTATGCCACTTTCTTTAATTTATTGAAATTGAAAACAATAATCATTTTTAATTAATCATCTGACATGCAATAAGTCACTATATCTGGTTGTATAGCGAGGTGAAAGCATTTCTCTCTTCATCTGCCAGGCGGTCTGGATCCCCTGCCCCGCAAAATACAGCGTACCCCTGCCATCCTTGGCGTTGAGATGGTCGAGAACTTCCATGAGCTTTTCACTGTTCTTCCGTGGTGCGTTATCATCGAAGAGGTTGAGCTGCGCTACGCCCTGGCTGTAGAAATCACCAAGCATAACGCCTGCTTTCTGATAGCGGTGCCCCTCTCGCCAGATTACATCGAGGCATTTCGTCGCCGCGGTGATTATGTCCCTGCTGTCTTGCGTTGGGGTTAACAGCTTTAACGATGCGCTGTTCCCATAGTACGGCTCGTTCAGCGCAAAGGGGCTGGTTTTGACAAATGCGGAGATAAATCTGCAATACTGGTGCTCACCACGGAGTTTCTCCGCTGCACGTGAGGCGTAGCTGCATATTGCCTGCCTCATCTCATGGTATTCCGTGATACGACCGCCGAACGAACGGCTGCACACGATTTCCTGCTTTACCGGTGCGAACTCCTCCAGCCCGAGGCATGGTTCGCCACGAAGCTCCCGCACGGTTCGCTCCAGAACAACATTAAAATGCTTCCGGATAAAACGGATATCGGTATCCGCCAACTGCAGCACAGTTTTAATCCCCATGGCCTCAAGTTTTTTACTGATGCGGCGCCCGACGCCCCAGACCTCATCCACCGGCAGCAAAGCCATCAACTTCCTCTGCCTTTCAAGATTAGACAGATCCACCACTCCTCCGGTCTGTCGCTGCCACTGTTTCGCAGCATGATTGGCCAGCTTCGCCAGGGTTTTAGTCTGGGCTATGCCGACGCCGACCGTGAGGTGCGTCCTGCGCAGAACCGTCTCGCGAATTTCCCTGCCAAACTCGGTAAGGTCGCGACAATTCCGAACTCCTGTCAGGTCGCAAAATGCCTCATCAATACTGTAAATTTCGCAGCGTGGAGAGAGTTCCTCCAGCGTTGTCATCACTCGGTTGGACATATCGGCATAAAGCTCATAGTTGCTGCTAAACGCGATAATACCGTGCCGGCGAAACATGTCCTTTTGCTTGAAATAAGGCTCGCCCATTTTGACGAAGGGCTTCGCCTCTTGCGAGCGGGCGATCACACAGCCGTCGTTGTTTGACAGAACGACCACCGGACGCCCCTTCAGGTCAGGACGGAAAACAGTTTCGCAGGATGCGTAAAATGAGTTCACATCGCAAAGTGCAAACATCTCAGCCAGCTGATTTGATGATGTACGTAACCACCCCGAACACGTCGAGAGTGTCCTCACTACCGACGACTATCGGCGAATATGCAGGGTTCATTGGGTTAAGCTGAACCCGCGGATGCAGCTGCAGCTTCTTAACGGTGAATTCCCCATCCACTGCAGCGATAACGATATCGCCATGAACTGCTGTCCTTGAGCTATCCACAACAAGAAGATCACCTTCTCCTATGCCGGCATCCTTCATGCTGTCGCCGGCGGCTTTGACAAAATACGTCGCACTGGGGTGGTTAACGAGCAACTCGTTCAGATCGATGCGTTGCTCAACGTAATCCTGTGCAGGGCTTGGAAAACCACATTGCACAAGGTCACTGTACAACGGGATCAGCATGATCTCACGTAACTCAACGGGCGTGTAAAACTGCATAATTGACTCGCTCAGATTAACACTGTTTTTATATACAGTAGTTTTAACAGAGCGACAGATCAATATAGGTTCTGGCTATCAATTTTTGTCATCGCCGTAACACATTGATGTAACGAGTAAGGTTAGTCTGAAAGTGTTTTCAGGCCTTAGCTGTTTGATGGTTTTGCGAACAATGCGAGGTTAAAATTTTTCAGCTATGGCAATGCCTTCATAGCAAATTGCTCACCTGCGATCTCTTGCATACGGTTCGCAGGTGAGCAAACTTAACCGGCTGGAAAATATTTATAAATCGTCTTCACCCCCTCCTATTACATCGGCTACCGACCCAATGTTTTAACTGCTCAGACCAGAAATATCTGGAAGCTTTGGGCGCCTTCTTAGAAGATAGGGGTGTGCGAAGACGCACACAGCAATGATGTTATGTAGTATTTTCCCCTTGAGTGTGCCTGCTCAAGGGGATTTTTTATCGCCGTATTGTACTGGCAAATATTTGTAAATAGTCTTCACCCCCACGCCTGTCACATCGGCCACACGCGACTGGACAGGCGGTTAGTCCGGTATTTTTCTCGCGCTACTACTGCTTACGTTAACGTCTGGTAATGATCTAGCGGCGCGACGTAAAGCGGCGTTGAAAGCAATTATAGTGACCGGCCGGCGTTGGTACTTCACACGGTTAGAATGGCTCTGAAATAAAAAAACATCTTCTGGATAGCGTTCTCTTCTACGAGCAATGATCCCCTCCACTGGAGGGGTTGATTCAACACGTAGCTCTTTCAGGTGACCCTGTTTTCGTATCAGTATCAAGCCATCATCAATATCATCATATCGAATACTCAGCAGCCTTCCAGCGCTTAAACCTGTGTGAAAAATTAACGCCCACAAGTCTGCCCATGTATCTGAGATGGAAACAAGATTGCTGTTAATAGTTAAAAATTGTTCAAAACTTATTGTTTTCTTACCGTTCACGAACAAACCAAACTGTTTTCAAAGCTGAATGAATTGATTAAGCCAAACGTAACATATCAGGAAAAGTAGTGAAATCTTTGTCTTCAAGTCGCCGGGAGGTACTTGTAGATTGTTTTCACGTCCACTCCTATCACATCGGCTACCTGCTGCCTGGTAGCGCCGTTCTCCAGCATTCTGCGGCACCGCTCCACAACCTCAGTGGACATTACCCGGCGGCGTCCGCCGACTCTCCCCTGCTCCATCGCTGCGGACCGACTCGGATGCATTCGGCAAATTCTAGGCCGTGATTTTTCCAATCCTCTCCATCAGATATGCCAGGATGACATCCAGTGTGCCGGTCCCATATGCATATTTGCCGGGGAAAACCAAACATTCTGACAAAACGGATGTTAACGGAGACACTGAACCATTGCCTGCTCCGCCAATACTCATTTTTTGAGACGGGCTATACGCTGGGATTGTATAGCCTGTAACTTGTCGGCTGGTCACGGCAGACTGATCTGACCGCTGGTATGCAACTGCATAGGTTCCTGCAGCCTTGTTAGAGCACATAACTACAGCGCAGAATACAGATTGCCCCATATTGTTAGGAGTAAATGCCAGATCGGCCTCGATCCCTCCATTCAGAAAAATCGGGAATGAACCTGCTGACGTTGTACGAATGCCGACGCCATGAGGGGTTGTTTCCTGGGTTGCGATAACCGCTCTGTCCTGTGGCGTAGCCGGAAGCGCCCCACCTGGCAGCTGATAGATGAATGCAAAAGTATTGATGTTTGCGTCCATAACCACCGCCGTATCACCAGCCATGCCGGATGCACCGGAGAAATTAAGCCCCTGCAAAACAGAACCATTCAGCTTTGTGGATGGCTCGAGGGTCTCCAGTGACTTGAAAAGTCCGCCATCTAATCGGTTAGAGATAGCTACTACTTTTGCACCAGACCCCATTTTTAGAAACTCTGTCTTCACTGGTGTCCATACTGATGGGGATAGTTCTGAGATCGCTTTCTCTGCCGCTGTTTGTGAGTACACAGGGAGTAAGGGGTTATTCAGTCCAGTTAGTGTGTAAATCAGTCTCATTTTTTATCCTCAGAAAACGTTAATCCGAAAAGCGGGGAGCCAGTCGTAGAGGGTTACAGATGTATCGTATACCCACGTGATTCCGGCAGAAGATCTTACACACCCTCGTGCGCCCAAGGTCCTACCAGACGGTTTCACAGTAGCCCCACTCTGGATTGCATTTTCGACGGTTGCGTAGGAAACCCATCCAAAACGGCCAGTAGGAGCAGACGCCAGGTTAATCAATACTCCCTTGCCGTCAGAGCTAATCGCGACGCTCGAAATGGCAGGGGGTGACGCCGATTCATCCGTGTAGCTAAAGCCGTAATTGGCCAGACCGGAGGTGTTGATCGTAGTCGTGTCCAGCACCAGGTTCGTATACGCTGGGACATTGATCTGTATCTGCGTTGGTGAGTTCCACACGAAACTTGTCGGAACCATGCCGTACCAGCCGCTCGTAAACCACTCCTGGATAAGCGCTCTCGCCACAGCTGCTCCACGCCGGTTCTGGCCCGCACACGTCAAGTGCAGACCGTCTGAAATAAAATCGTACTGGTACAAACTATTGACCAGCCTGAATTGCTCTTTTCCGTGCAATCGCGTCGACGCCAGTCGCGCGTACTGGCCTGTAAATGCACCATGCCCGTCATTGACATACCCCAGCTGGGTAATGGCGATAATCGGCGGTTCGTTTTGACCCGTTCTTGCGATGATGTCGCTGGTGATTTGTCTCTGGTACTGCCTCATCCGTGATTCATACATTCCTTCTCGTAATCCTGACCAGTCCTCGTCGGACTCTCCCTGCATCCAGTCAACGCAGAGAACAATCGGCAGCCAGCCACGCGCTCTACAGGCCGTTACGCAGTCTTCGATTGAATCGAGCAGATACTGATAAACCTGGTTTCCCCGTTTCTGGTACTCGTAAGCCTGTCCAGACTGAGCACAGACGATTGATAGCGTGCGCGGCATGACGCCGGTAGCTGCAGCCATATCGCGAATGAAGGTGTTCGCTAGGCCGCTTGCGGCCGTTTCTTTATCTGTCCCGCTTACAGCCTCAACCAGCGGCACCAGAGTAGTGCTGCGTGTCCCTGTACGCCTAACCCCGCCGCTGAGCATGAAAGCGTTATCAGGATATATCGGCGTTGCTGCGACAATGGTTTGATCGGCGTCAGGACAATATCCTCGAGCGTTGGATTGCCCAGCAGTCACAAAGATAAAACATACAGGCACTGTCTCTGAGTAGGGGTACACAGTAGACCCTGACAAATGAAGTCCATACTCAGGGAGCTGGTTGGCATCATCGTCGCCACCACCACCGCCATTTCCGTTATTAACAGCTACCAGGCCACCGTCTGAGTAAATCCAGTGCTTCCCACCAACCGTATAAGCTTCAACGATCTGGTTTGTGGTTGAATCAACCGTCATCCGCCACACTTTTTCACCGCCAATAAACTGCGGTACAGAACCCTCCCGGCCCAGCGCATAGAGTTCGGATTCTTGTTGGGTTAAAAGTTCGTAATATTTTCCGTCAGGACCGATTTGAATTAATCTGCCGCTTGTATTTAAAAATGGAGCCACGCGGGCAGTCTCCGGATCATATGCTGCCAGGGTCACGCTGTCTGGCGATACCTGGTATCCGTAGTCGTCACGAACCATCCGCCGTCCGGTTGGCTGCAGCGTTCCAGCGAGGTTGATATACTCATCGGCCAGAGAGCTTCCGTCCTGACTGCGGACATAAGTTGTTGAACCTGCCGGAATATTCGCGATATCCGCTTGCGCCGCTTCCAGCGTCATATATTGCTTACTGAGAGGGATCAGGTTCTGCCTGATCTCATCGTTTTTCGCCATCATCTGACGCCACGTATCCAGCGGTTCACCTGCTCGGTCGTTAACCGTTCCGGCAGGGCCGTTAACCAGCTCGTCAGCGCGCTTGACGTTATCCAGGAATATTTCAGGCGTCGTTGTTCCCAAAGGCGGGTTAAGTTCGGCCATGTTTTTTGCTCCAAAAAAGGCGTTCGCCCAAACGAGGGTTTGAGCGAAAGAAAAGTTGAAAGGGATTTTTTTGGTATTAAGCAGCGTCGCCGGGGTATGTGGCGTCGTCGTACTGGTAGAACGATTCGAGGTATTCTTTTGCGGTGATCTGACAGGTGCCGTCAGACTGCGGCGCGATCTCCTCTACAATGGCGTCGTAGACGTGGCGCGTTGAGCCGCAGAACACCAGGCGGATCGGCTCGATGGTTGCCGACGACAGGTCAACCTTCATCGGGTCATCAAACTCGCTCAGGTGCGGGACTGACAGCTGAAAATCGCCTACCCTGCTCGCCACCATCAGCCCGGATGCAGAGCCATCCTGATAGCGGATCAGCGCGCGGGGATTTTCGAAAGACCAGTCCAGCGGCTCCGTAACGGTGAACGTTGTCACGCCACCAGCCGTTGTCATCGCCTCCACCAGACAGGAAATCGTGTTGTTACCCGGAATATCATCCGTGAGCACTATGCGATCGCCCGTGTTGTAGCACAGCGCGTCCAGCTCGGTAGTGGTCTGGAACGTCACCCGCTGCTGCAGGTATTTCATCAGGCGGCGCATCCCGATTTGGTAGGCGTGATCCTGATTCAGTACCCCATCGAGTTTGTAGTTCTCGATTTTCACCGGCGTGGGATTATCAGGCGTCCGGCATTTAACGGTCTCCTCTGCCCAGGTAGTCCCGTTGATATACGTCACGTCGACACCATCAAAATCATCATCTGAGGGCACGGTAAATCCGCTCTGCAGCTCCTCCACCATCTCATGCGGAGTGATCACACCGGTCCATGGCTTAATCCCCTCGCGGTTGACCGTCGCCAGGCCATCGCTCAACAGGAAGCGGGACTTCCCGGCATTGGCTATCTTCTGCAGCATTTCCAGTGCTGAGATACTGTCTCCGGTAGCAAAATCGAAATTTTCGCCCCGTGGCGTCCAGTACGCGGACTCCAGCGCGTTGATGGTGTCGACATCCATCTCCAGCCCCAGCGAGTTCCCGACATGCAGCAGCGCCCCAGAAATGGTTCTGGCCGTTCCTGAGTCATAGGCCCGCGTGGCCACCACGTTTACGCGGCGGTCCGACTGAGCCGCCAATTTGCCCCCCGTCTCAACGGTCACCGCCATCAGCGACACGCCGGGATAGGATGAAGGGCGCGTCAGCAGTCGCCCGCGCAGTGCCTGCCAGTACATCGAATCCCTGGCGTTGTTTGAGCCCTGCTCATTGCGCCGGCGACAGCGAACCTCTACCAGCCCTGGTGAGCTGAGGGTGATCCGCTCAGTGAATCCCAGCCCGTTGACGTTTTTAAGCGCATACTCTCCCTGGTGACTCACCCACCCCGATCCGGAACCGTAGACGCGATACTGAATCTCCCACTCAACATGCCGAAGCCGCTTTTTCCCCTTGCTGTCAAAGCCACAGATGCCGTTCGGGAAGGAGAAATTCACCTCGAACATATCCACGGTCTCATTTTCAGGGCAAACCAGGAACGGCCCCAGCCAGCTCAGCGTGTCGTTAAGACCAGTGGCCTCATAGTCGATCATCGTCCGGGCGGTGAATCCCGGCCATGACTCATCAACGGCACCATTAACCAGGCGCGCCACCGTCGCCGTTGTGCCGTCGGTCGAGACAATGCGGTACTCATTCCCGCGGTGAGCAAGTGAAAGCCGTTGCACCCCCTCCGGCATGCCGGAAAAGGATGTTCCCGTGGCGCTGTTATAGGCAAGCGTCACATTCGCCGTTACCGCCGGGCTGCCGCCGGTTGATGCCGTGCCGGAGGTGTAAACCGGGGCATCACCGAAAACAGCTGCAGGCAGCGAAGAGGACGTGATCGCCCCGCCCGCGAACGGACTGGCCGCCTCAGTTATCAGTACGGTGCCGCCGTTGTCCTGCGCAACCAGGCCGGAGCCAGTGAGTCCCTCGGTGATGGCCGCCAGCAGTCCCGACATTGAGACATAGTTAGCCACCAGCGACACCGGGTAGGTAATCCCCTGCCAGGTGATCGTGAACGTGCTGGAGCTGGTCGAAAAGTCGTAGGTGGTCGGGGCCGCACTGGCCTGGAGTTTTGCCGCACTCCCCCCGGCGCCGGGCACTGCAGCCTGACCGGGGGTATATGACGCGATAAACAGATCGTAATCGACAGAGTTAAACCCCAGCGTCACCGGCATACCAACCACCGGCGCGATCTCCGTCAGCAGCGGGCTGGCGATAACGCTGTATCCGGCCGCCGAAGTGATCTGGTAGTTAGCCGGGGCTTTCAGTTCGACCACGGCGCCAGCGACCCAGCTGGGTGGCAGCGCGTTATCGTTCTCGTCATTATCATCATCATCATCCGTATCCAGCCCGGTAAACGTTACGCTCGATCCGGAGACGGTCATGCTGTCTGCGATAATGTCGTCTGCGTCCGGCGACGTCTGGGCCATATCCAGCCCGGTGCCGGATGACGTCCCGCCCACTTCGGTGGAATTGACCCAGTTTTCGCTGCGCTCATCACCGGAAACGTCCGCGCCTGGCGGGTAATGGGTGCTGCTGAATCCCGGTAGCGTTGAAGCTGGCGTACTGCCAACCCGGATATCGCCATTGGTATAAATCAGATCACCGACACCGAGACACAGCAGCATCTGGACGCGCATTTTCGTAGGATCGGCGGCATCAAACCGGGTAACCGGCTGCACCACATAATCAGGGTAGATACGCACCCGGCCAAACACCTCACGAATGGCATCACCCAGTTTTGCCGTATTTGCCTTTGCCGGGTTCAGGTCGAGACTCCGCCCTGTGGATGAGGTATAGCCACCCGTATCGATGGTGCTCATCATAAAAAGCGAATAGGCTGCAGCGGCAACGGAGATACCGACGCCGATCCACGCGATTGTGGCGGCCTCCAGCCCGAAGGGGACCGGATAAAACCTGACATCACTATCAGGGTGGATCACGCAGGTGGCCCACTCGCCTGGCGGAATTGACAGCCCCTCAACCTCAACGGTCAGCGGCGGGACATCCCGATCCTCGTAGCCTTCAACATTTGCCACCAGCCAGTTGCGAATACTGGTTACACCATGCTCATGCGTTTCGAGTGGTTCACCGGGAAGCCGGGACGGATAAAAACGAATGGTCATTGCCAGAACTCCACTTTGACAAATCGGCGCTTAAACCGCGGCAACGGCAGAAAGGTGACGTTCGTTCCCGGATTACATTCCGCCACATGCAGCAGGCCACCGATACTGACAACGATCCCCACATGGGTGACGGTCGACCCGGAATAGCAGGCCACGCCAGCCCCTTCGCAGGGTTCGCAGCGCTCAAGGGTAAGCATCATCCTGCGCGCTTCCCGGTCGAGGCCGCCGTCGTCTTTGGTTACCCCGGCAAAATCGGGCCAGACGGGTAAATTCAGGTCGCGGCGTATCTCGTTCACAATGCCGAAGCAGTCAAGTAGCGGGTAGGCTCTACCGCCCTTCTGCCATTTAACAGAACGGTATTTATCAGGGTTGAACATTGGGATTCCTTAGCTGATATAACGCAGTCCGGGGAATGCAGGGAGCGTGTAGCGGTAACGCGGCCAGGCGGTATCGAGGATGTTCATGTAACCCGCAGTGATCTGAACCTCTGTCGCCGTCCAGGAGCCCGACTTGATTTTCAGCGTATACGGCACTTCCGCAGGGGCGGCTAAATCCGTGGAGATATAACGCCGGTACGTCAGCAATGCAGACAGACGGTTAGCCAGCGCATTGCGGATCGCCGTGGACACAACGCCATCGATATTGCACAAGGCAAATTTCAAATCTTGCGTACCGTCCGCATTGCGCGCCGGCAGCGCAATGTCTATCGCACAGGCGGTAAACGTTACGGTATCGCCGTTCTCCGTCGTTGCCGTGATGTTGTCGTAACCCTGGCAAAGGTAGTGAACATCAGAGCCAATGGTGATCTGCAGCGTTTCAATGATCACCTCCGGTCCGCTGCTGGCGTAGAGGCGTTTAATCTGCGTCATGCTTCGGCCACTCCTTATTCAGCGCAATATCCAGCAGTGAGCTGCCGACGATCCATTCCGGGTAATTACCCCATGGGGCAGGAGCAAGGGGGCGCTCCCATAATTCAAGCGTCGCCGTGTACTTCCAGTAAATCGGGGCCACCAGCACCGGTCCCTGATAAATATCTGTGAAGCGGCATTTGTAAAACTTAATGCCTGCCGGCGTCTGCAGTTTCATCATGAACCATGCAGCCCCGTCAGATAACGCATCACGGAACCAGGACTCAAACGCCAGTCCCTGCGCATCGGTTTCCATAAACTAGGTGATGCTGGCCTGCGTCGGTGTGGACGTATAAGCTCGCCTTTGCCGCGCGCGGCCGGTGGTTAACTGGGTTCGTTTTAACGGGCTTACAGGCTGGAATCCATATCCTTCCTGTAATGGCATCGGAAGACTGTCATGCGGGTAGTAGATATCAGTCATCACTCTAACCCTCTGCCTGGATATTTACTGCGCATTGCCTTACCAACTTTCCCATCTCCTCTCAACACTTGCGCAGCAACCTGATCAAGGGCTTCCGTTGTCGCCCGCTTCTGCGTTTGAGCCATGGAGAGAGCCATCTGATCAGGTGTCACACCGGGCGGGGTATGGAAATGCTGCTCAATGGGAGCATGGATGGTGGTCTTGCTGCTGTTGTCGCTGTTAACGTTCTGAACACCAGTACCAAACCCTGTACGCCCCAGAGTTGCATCTAGCGGTTGGCCATTTCGAAGTGCCTCAAGCTGAGACACGCCGATCCGGTTCGTTGACGCCTGGTCGAAGACGTACTCTCCTTTGTGAACAATACCCGCGGGCTGATACTTGCTACCGGGGCCTGTGTAACCGCCGGAGGCGAAGCCAACGCCTGAAACAGCCTGAATATTTGAGACGATACTGGCGGTCTGCGCAGCGATTGAGGCCATAGCGATGATGTTGGCCGGATAAGGCGCGCTTACTGCACCGCTTGCTATAGCCTGCTGGATTTTCACCATCGAGTCCGCGATAGCGAATGCCTTGCTCGCAGCAAAAGCGACCTTGTAGATTGCCGATTGCTCACCAAACCCCGTTCGCATGATGTCGGCGGTACTGTCAAACAAGGACTGCGTGGCCGCAGATATGATGGTGTTTTTCTGAGCCTCGATGACCTGATTTGCATCCGCTGCACGCTGACGAATCGACGTCATTCTGGCCTCACCCTCGGCAGTTATTTCGCCGGCCTTCGCATAAGCTTCCTCCTGAGCTGCCAGCCAGCGCTGGAGCTCCTGCTGCGCCTGGTCATATTCATTGATTTGCCCCTGCATCCCCTCAAAAGTTCCAGAGAGTCGCCCTCCTGTGGGTGTCAGGTTTCCTACAACATTACGAACCGTCGAGGGCAGTTGCATATCGGTGTTTTGATAAATATCTGCCCGCGTTTTTTCATATTCACCGGGTTTAAGTTGCCCCGTTGCTTTGGCCTTCTCCAGCAGTTCAAGACGGGTTTTAAGCAGATCGTTGGTCCGCTCATCCTTCGTCTTTACCTGTTCCTGCATCTTCCGGTAATCGTCCAGGGTTTTTACGGAATTTTGCAGTGCCTCCTGCTGCTTATACGCCTGGAGGATTTCATCTGAACGGGAAAGGATCGACTTCTGGTCAGCGGTGAGCTGCGTTTTAGATTTGAGGTCAGCAATCTGCTGCTCGAACTTGATACGAGCCTGTGTCGCGCTGTTAAGCTTGTCACTGGCATCCAGCTGGGACTGCATGGCAGCAGTCTGCTGGTTTATCTGATCAAGCAGCCGGGTTGCTGCGTCCTCGGTATATGCTTTACTCTTTGGCGTCTTGGGTGGTTTCGGATCTTTGTACATCTCGTTAATACGAGAAACATTTTTTGAATATTGCTCTGCAGTAATTGCGCCTGCCTTCAGGAACTCGCTTTGCTGCTTAATGGCTTTATTGCGCTTATCCGCATTGCTCAGATATTGCTGGTTAACGCGATCTGCTTCCTGCTGCGTTTTAATTCTTTGCTGTTCAGCTTTGTCATGACTACTGATTATTTCAGTTAAAACGCCTTCTGTTGTGATTTGAGATTGCAGATTATTTAGCTCATCTTCGAGCTCAGCCTTTCTTCCACCAAAAAATAGCTTCCCGCCTGCAGCCTTATCGATCCAATCAATTTCTTTTCTTATCTCTGCTAATCTTTCAGATGGCCCCTTTTCTCGTCCAAAATCCAATAGTGCATCTGTAGCCCCTTTTATGGCATTGGTAACGGAATTCCACCCCCGTTCCAGAAGCCCCAGATTCTCATGAATATCATTCGCACGTTGCTGCATGGTGTTAGCGTAAGCATCTGTCGCCACGCGAGCAGCTTCCTGTTGATTTCCTTCGTCCTGAAGCGCTTTAATCTGGTTGTAGGTCGCCAGCGTCAGAAAGTGGTACTGGTCATTCAGTTTGGTAATAGCTGCAACAGGGTCGGCGGCGATATCGTTGAAATCACCAACCAGCTTATCGGTAGCAATGCCCGTCGCCTCGCTGGTCTTAACAATGGCGGTTGTCACGCGCTCCAGTGAGTCGCCAGCTACTTTACCGGATGACACCAACTGATTCAGCGTTGAAGCTGCTGCACCGGTTGTGGAGTTAGCTGCGACCGATACACGGGCCGCCATATCTGCCAGTTGACCGGAAGTTTTGCCTACCAGATTACCAGTGAGAACGAGAGACTTATAAAATTCGTCCTGCTCCTGAGAGCCTTTGTAATAGGCCAGCCCAAGAACACCAACAGCCGCGGCAGCCAGAGTGACCGGATTAATCAACCCCAGCACATATCCGCCAACACCTTTAATCGCGGGACCAATACCGCCGAACATATCTTTCAATTGTCCGCCCTGCTGCATGAGCACCATGAATGGCGACTGACCTGTAGATAAGCCGACAATAATATCTGTCATTTGAGCAGGGATCATGCGCATAGCATTGGCAGTTTGAGCTGCAGACTGGCCTGTTTTACCCAATTGCGCCTGGGTTTTCTCCAGGGCATCGCGGGATTCTGCAAGTTTGCTGTTGAGGCGCTCGTAAGCCAGGGGCGACAGCATCCCGGATGTTTTGGCTGTATCAAGCTGGCGCTGTTGCTCGTTCAGGCGGCGGAATGCTTCACCTACGGGATCTATTTGGGCCTCAAGACGACGCAGTGCATTTACCTGTTCATCATGTGCATTTGCAGCTTCGCGCTCGGCTTGTGCTTCGCCGGTTACTTCTCGGCGAGTATCGCTGTAGGCATCATATTGAGAAGTATTAATTGCCCCCGATTTAAAGGCCGTGTTGAGTTCACTTTGCTGTTGTTCAAGATTGCGAAGCGCAGCTGCCAGAGGGTCGATTTTATCGAGCATTCTTTGGAATGCATCAGCCTGCGCCTCCTGTTGAGCAGCAGCTAATTTGCTGGCCTTTTCTGCTTCTCGTTGAGCTTGTGCAACGCCGCTTAACTCATCGGTCGTATCATTCAGCATTTTGGAGAGAGAGCGAAACTCTTCCTCGTCAATTAGCCCCTTGTCGAAGTATTTTTTCAGCTCAGTAAAGCGGCGGCCAACGGTATCAATAGCAGCACCAACCGGATCAATGACTGCTCGCAATTTATTGAGAGCGTCTTTTTCCTCGTCAGTCGCTTTTGTCACTTTGAACATGCTGGTTACGGCTTTATCACCAGACTGAGTCATCTTATCAAGCGCAACTGCAAGGCTGTCAGCCTGTTTTTCTGCCCCGGAGCTATCAATCACAATGGCCAGGCGGGAGGTTTGTTCAGTCATTTGGCGATCTCCGGGGAATAAAAAACCCGCCTATTAAGCGGGTTGAGGAATGTTCAAACAAATTAAATCAGCGAAAGAAAAATTAGTTCAACAATCAGCAACGCTAAACCAAGAAAAACTGCTAATTGTCTAATGTAGAAAAGCCCACCTGAGTGGGCTAATTTGCTACTTGCAAGATTCACTCCAAGCATTATCCATTCCTCCAACAGAAATTGGATTACTCGGTTCCTCAATCGTTGGGCGTGAGTAGTCGGCAGTTCTTCCATTGTTAGATACGGTTATTCTTGAAAAGAATCGTACTCTTCCCGTGTATGCATTAAAGCTATTTTTTCCATTTACATACCCACACACAGCACCGCTTATCTCTTCACCCTGCGGACTTGAGTCTGGATAAAAGCGAACATTATCAAAAGTTGCTGAACCTGGGTCTTTCATCATATTACGCACCCCCTTTTCTACAAAAGACGTGGCGTCACTTGGGGTGGGGGCTGATACATTAGTCACCACTACCACCAGCACAGTGATCACAAAGAAAGCTCCAATTATGTACCCCAGAATTTTCATATCCCTATCCCCATCATTAACATTTGCACACAGGTTAGCACAGGAATATATAGAGACAATGATATGACTACTTCACTATCGCCCGCCTTTTTTGCTCTTCCGCCCACTCAGCTCTCCAGACATCATCAAGGGCCAGTATCGCTGCATCAAACTCAATGCGGTCGATCAGGATGGTGCGCGATGCCAGGTAAAGCTCAATATCGTTCAGGGATAGAGGGAGCGGCACTCCGGCCATGCCGGCATACTTTCTGCCGCGCGATATCATGGCGTAAGCGTTGAGGATCTCCCCAGTGACTGCATCGATTTCAGGCTCTGGAATGGGTGGGAGATTTAGTTTCTCCCTGCGCCACTTTGCCTTCTCGCCCTGTTCGCCGGCGAATTCCTTTAGCCACTTTTGGGCCTCTATGGCTTTTTTACGGTTTCCTGAGTCTGCTGCTCCTTACCCTGAGCAATGGCCGCCGCCTCAGCCAGAATAAGCCAGTACAGAGAGGGGTTTTGCTTCAGTAACGCAACACCACGCTCCGGTGTATACGCTACCGCCGTCTCCGTACCATCCACCAGTTCCCCCACGCCCTCCCAGTCTTTCAGAAGAAAGCGCGCGCAATTGTCGATGAGAAGATCATCAACCGAGTCAATCTCTCCCACACTGGCGAGATCGAAAGCATCCGTACCGACCTGGTAGCTCGCGTCCATTTTGTCGATATGGCGCCGCACCAGCGCATTGCGTGAGCGGTATTGTGGATTCTCACTACTGGCCACCAGCAGACGGAGTTTAAATAGCGCCTCGTCTTCCGGCGTGAATTTCTTTTTACTGCCTGCCGGCTTTTTGTAAGGGAAAAACCAGCGTTCTCCGTTCAAATCAATTTGAGAAGAAATAATCAGCATAAAGACTCCCAAAAAAGCCCGAACCGCGATGCTCCGCGGAACGGGTCAGGTAAATTAAGGCGCGGTAACGATGATTTCAGACGTTGCCGTAAAGGTGCGGGCCTTACCGGTGATGGTTGCCGTACCGGCTGCGTTACGCGTGACTTTCGCTGTTTTCTGCCCGGTAGAAACCACGCTGGCGATAGTCGGATCCGATGACGTCCACTGGACGGCATCAGTTGAATCAACTGGCGTAAGCGTGGCGGTTAACGTCACAGTAGATCCCACTGCTCCAGTTGAAGTGGCTGGCGCAACACTGATCGCCGTCGCCGGCACTTTGGGAACGCGGGTGATAGTTGGCGGAGTATTGGCCGCGGTGATATCCAGCTGAACCTGAACAATGTCAGTGCTCCCCGCATCCGGCCAGTCGCCGGAGATCTGCACTTCCGGGAAGTCGAAGGTATAGGCGCCTTCAGCATTCTCCAGCGTGAAGCTAAACGGCACCGTTTCGCCGGTGAACGTTTTTTTGTAAACCTCCCAGGCAGCCTTTGACCATGACAGTGTGATTTGACCTGACGGGGTAAAGGTTGTCGGAATGTTTGCGCCGGCGAACGCCGAGCCAGTACCGATGCAGCGCTGGGTCTGCATATTGTTGTTGAACTGGATGTTGAAGGTGTCGACGCAGAAGCCTGTCCCGCCATCAACACCATTCAGCTGGATGTTGGTGACCTCTTTGAAGGAGTAACGCAGCGCCCCCGCCAAATCCACCGGCGAGGTGAAATAGCTGGTATCGTCCCCCTTCGTCTCCCAGTCCAGCCCTGCAAACGTAATGGTTGCAGTGATATCACCATCGGCCGGGATTTCCATCTGGAAGGTGCCAACCTGGCAACCGCGGGCAATCTGGGCAATCCCCACATCACTGGCAAAAGTCGCCACGGAGAACGTAATACGACCATTACCCATCGTCAGCACGTTATTTAGCCATTCGGCGCCGAAACAGCTGGCAAGAAAATCGTCATGCTGATTCCAGCGAAACCGCGTGCCGACATCACCGCCGACATCCACTGTGCCACGTGAAACGCCCTGCGCCATGCGGTCACCAGCGATTTCGTCATTGTCGTTGGTGTTCTGCGTTGGTTTCAGACCAAATGAAGAACGCCGCAGCAGGTTCCACGCCCCTGCTGTTGGCGTGATACCTGGCGTTGTCTCACGAATAAACGCGGCTACTACTTTTGCACCTGAGCTCACAGGAGCCTCCTGTTTTTTGTGCGCTACAGAGCGCGATAAGGAATTTGAAGATTGAGCTGTAACCAGCCATCGGTCTCACCAGCCGGCACAGCAGAAACAGCGAAATAACTCAGCTTTCCATCGTCCCTGAACTCGAATAGCTCCGTTAGCTGATCGGCCGTCCGGGAGATAAGCAACGTCCCGGAGCCGACCGGAACAAACAGCTGAATGATGAGTAAGCCCGTCCTGTGGACGACCGGCCCATCCCCGATCTCGGTTGCGCCAGCCTGTCCTGCAATGTTGGTGAGGCGGGCCCAGATATCGCGGTTGCTTGGGTCAAATACCGGACCATTGGGATAATCCACCGCATCAGAGGCAATAGCGGTCTGTGCCGCCATTCGGGAAATGACAGCGTTTCTGATTTCTGTAAGGGTCATTTGTAGGCCTGAATCACACCATTAAAAGAGACGGCATAGACGCCTGTCGGCGCCTGCGTTGAGTGACCATTCTCCAGAGGCACGGAGTAAGGCAGGTTCGACTGGATGTAAATCACCGAGTAGGCTGGCGCCTGGTCAATGATATTTTTGCCATTAAGAAACGTCATTGTCCCACGCGGATCCGGTTCGGTCGGGACGGAATGATCAGGTTCGCCGATGCTGACGAAATGCGATGCCCTGAAGGTTCCTGCGCGATACTCAGCCGGCCGCCTGATATCCATGCTGTCATTAACACGGACTTTCTTCCTGAGACGGCCAGTCTTTGTCAGGTTGGCAGGATCGGCATAAAGAGATTCGTTCCATTCCCCAACAGCTTTGTTGTATTGAACCGCGGTCGCGTTGATGGCCCACAGCTCCGGGTTTCCTACCGGCGACCGCTGAACGATTTCATTCAGCAGCTGAATGGCGATTGTCCGCTGGCGTAGTTTGACATCTTCTGCCACCAGCCCGGCGAATGCCGCCGGGTCAATGTTCCAGCCCTTAGCCATATCACACCCTCCGCAGTTGAATGGAGTACGCAGCGCCAGCAGAGTCGGAAGAAGCGGTGATGACCTCGTAGCGCTGAAGCTCACCCGTAATCGGATCCGGTGCGGTGATGATATGCCCGACGGCCGGCTTATCAGTCACCTCGTTAACCAGGGCGGTTAGCTTCACATCACCATGCAGAACGTTAACGCCATCGATACGGCGCAGTTTATAGCGCGCCAACACTCCACGCCCCGAGTAAGTCACCTGAGTTTCAGTGCCGGTTTCCGTCACCGGGTCCCAGGCACCCCGAACGGTGTATGACCCAATGAAATCCTTAACGGCATCCTGCAGGTCGGTATCGAATGCCGCGGCGACTTCGGTTTGCAGCTCGTCACGAATGCCCATAGCACCCACCAATACGCTGCTGAGGTTTAACGATCACTGTACCGCGGAGTTTGCGAGTATAAATTTCGCCATTACGCTTAACCCGCAGCGGGAGAAGAGAAAACTCTACAATACCCTTTGCCTGGTTTGCGTAAACAACATGTCTGATCGGGTTTCCATTCACAAACACATCGCGAGGACCGAGCCCGTCACCGGCATAATGCACATCCGGATTTTGCATGTTACCCCCTTACCGCCGCTCAATATGAGCATGAATAAAGTCAGTTTTAAGCGACTCCATAGCACCAACCATCACATAGGGGCGCCCACCGTTATGCCAGCAATCAATCGCGTTACCCTCATCATCAAGCAGTATCACTGCGACGCTGTGGCAGCCGCCGTTTTCGGCTCGCTCCAGAGCCTGTTTCAGCAGGTGAATAACCTGGTCGTTATCAATGTTGTGATGGCTGGGCTTTTGAAATGGGACCACCTTCAAATCGGACATATCACGCCCTCACAAAGAACGTCTGGAAAGGGTTAATCATCCACGGTTTGAGCATATCCAGCGCCAGCTGCAAATCAGGATCGAGTAATTCAGTGCTGGTGGTTGAGAGCTCGGCAAAAGTGCGGGAAACCTTCACATCATCGGCCTCAACGCTTTTGCTCGTCACCACGCCGGAATCTGTTTTTTGCTGATACAGATTGCCTGCAGCGGCTACGGAAGCGATAAACGCTCCGGCCTGCTTAACTTCTTCGGGGATATCCTCCTGCTCGATATCCTGAAGGTTCAGCGCCGTCATCCAGGTATTTGCCTGTAGCACGGCTTTACCCTTTTTGTCAGCGGCAGCCCAGGTATCCCCCAGCAACCCGTCAACGTCCTGGATTGTTATATAAACGGTCATCGGATCCTCACCAAAAGAAACGGGGCTTTCGCCCCGTCAGTTAACCATCCGCTGGAGCAGTGAACGCGATCGCTTCAGTTGTTTTCACCACGCCGTCAACGGTAGCCGTCACCGTGAAGGAGCCGGCCGTATCAGAGGTGAGTTTCACGGTCGAGCCACCAGCAGACCCTGTCTGTGACGTCGAAGCACTTAGCGTGCCGCCAGTAGACGTCCACGCCACAGCTGCCCCGGAGACTCCGGCACCATTTCTGGTGTACTTGAGCGAAACGGTCACCGCGTCGGTACTGTCAGCAGTTGCGGAAGTTTTATCCACTGACAGGGTTACTCCCCCGCAGGGGCTTCCAGCTTAATCAGTACGCCTGCAGTGGATTTGTTACTAGTGAAATGTTTCTTCCAGTTCGCGCCAGTGCCGATTTTGGTCAGGTCAGGGTTAGCGCCCTTCGTTTCATCCCAGCTGTAACCCAGCAGTTCAACGTTAACCGTACCCTCTGCGCGATAACCAATGGCAAGGTTTTCCTGGTTGTTGATATCGTAGGAACGGAAGCCCGGAGCCTGTGATTCTGTTACGGATACCGCACCAGCCACCAGACCAAGAATCGCGTCAACCGGCATGGTGTCAGTTACCAGCACCGGTTTACCCAGCGTGCCTGGCTGTCCGCCATAAACCACCACGCCAGCTTCTTCGTAAATTTTGTTGTCGATAGCCTGATCAACAATGTCGAAATAGGTCGTGGAATGCATAACGAACAGCGCAACACGGTTAAATTTATCGCCGTATTTACGCAGGCCACGGGTCAGCGTTTTCTTACCATCAGTGGCAATATCCGCGGATACCGTCATGTCAGCATTTGCGCCAATGGCTGCAACCAGTCCCTGAAGGGCATACTTGATATACCCTTCAAGCGTCGCATCAGCGACGTCGACGCCGATCACCTCGGAGAATTCGCTAACGTCGCGACCCCGACGTTTAAACGCCTCCTCAGTGGTTTCATACGGGCCGTATTTCCACGGCGCCTTGACGCTGACAGATTCGCCGGCACCGATTTTTTTACCCGTTACAGGGTCGGTGGAGTTAACGTCGCGCGATTCGATCGAGCCACCAACTTTATAGAAGGTGCGCTTGCGGAAATCACCCTCGATCAGCTCGTTGTCGAGAATGATTGCGCCGTTTGAAGCGGCGTTGAAGACTTCCAGATTATCCTGGCGACGCTCAAGAAACGCAGTCTGCGCGAGGTCGTCATAGATAATCAGGTCACTGTTTACGGTCGTAGGCATTGATTAGTCCTTACTTAGGCAATTTGAGATAGGCCTGCTGGCCATGTTTGCGGATGTAGTCCGCTTTGTCGCTTGAGCTCATTTCTGAACGTTTCAGACTACCGCCACCGGGTTTATGACCACCAGCCCCGGAGCCTTCGGCGCGCGGGAACAGGTGCGGGGCCGTCTCTTTCAGAGATTCAGCCCACTCAACCGGGGTGAGCGGAGTTTTTCCGTCTTTACCGAACAGAACATCGCCATTTGCATCAACTGCTACGGCCTCGCCTTCGTCGTTGAGCTGGAATGTGCCTTTAGCACGAAGAATCAGATCGTCGGATGCTTCTGGCAGCGCGCCAGCCTTAAGCGCTGCGCTGCGGATAGCATCACCCAGGACACGATCACGGAATTTGTTGGAGAACGCTTCCGCCTTTTCAGCGCGTTCATTAGCGGCTTTGATTTGCTTATCAACATCAGCACGTAGCCGCTCAGTGCGTTTATCCAGTACCTCGTCAATTTTCCCGGCGGCGATCAGTTGCGCCTCTTCATCATCAGAGAAACGCTGGAGAATGGTTTTCACCGCGTCAGGATCGATACCATCAAAACGCTTTAGCGACTCAGTGGACTCTTTGAGCTTACCGAGTAACTCACTATTTTTATTTTTCAGGCCTGAAACCTGAGCACTGACCTGCTCATCGATCAGCTTTTGGATTTCCGGCGTAATCTCGGGCGCACCTCTACCGGAGCCACCGCCATCACCACCTTCACCACCAGCTGCCGAATAATATTTAATGAGCATGTTACGAATAAGCATGTTGTCCCCTTGGGATAGTTACTGTGGGCCTGGCCCAATAAAAAAGGCCGCCCGGAGGCAGCCTGTTGTGAAATTTAGATAATAAAAAAGGCCGCCTTAGCGACCTTGATAGTGGTATTCGTAGTGATGCAGTTTCCCGTCTATTACTATCCTTTCTAGCGTATATATCAGAATATCCTGTTCGAGATCACAGGCATCAAATCCGTTATTGAACAATGGGGATGCATCAGAAACTGGCTGAGGAAATTGCACTCGTTCTAATGGCACTCCGTAGTCATCCGTGTGAAGGGATACGGACTCACCATCTCGAGGCCCACCTTTTAAGAAAATCTTCATGCTAAAGGTCTCCTGAGCGATCATAAGCAAGTGTGGTGGCCGGTGCTGCCACGGCATCCTGATTCTTCAGAACGGCGGGGACTCACCGAGGTGAGTCTGGTTTCCGGCTTGCCCGTTTCTCACGGGACGCTTTGGCGCGCAGGTCAGCATCCTGCATTCACCACGAATTTACTCTATCACACTCTGGCATCCTTAAACGCCTGCGCGTCACGGTTGCGCAATTGGTCAAGCGTCAGCCACTCGCCCCTGTCGTTGTAGAACTCATCGGGAGACATGCCGCCATCACGAATCAGCCTGGCGCGCGTTTCTCCGACAATCTCAGCTTGTCGCGTGAACGACTGCCGGGAGAACCAGTCCTGGTAATTCGTGTCAGCCGGAAACTGTCCATCCATGCTGGCGCGCGAGCTATCCTTGATTTCGCCGACTTTAATACCTAATTCCTCGGACGATTTCAGGATGTAAGTTTCGGTGCTCCGACAGCAAAAGTGGATTTTCCCAGGTCCCTGCAAATAAGGCACCTTGTGCCCTATCGGTTTGTTATCCAGCGTGTACTTGAGTCGGTCGCGGATCCGACAATCCTTTGATGTCCGGTTATCCAAAGTAGATAACCACTGCTTACCCTTCAGAATGTCGTCGTTCGCCGACGCAAAGCTTTGTCTTGCTGTTGATGCAAGATGCCCTACTGCCGTCTTCGCTATGCTGGCCGCATTGGCCCGGCTCATCTGCAGCGCACCATCCTGGTAACCACGATTAGCATGGCCACGGACCTTTTTTGCGATTTGCTCCTGCGTATCGCCCAGCAGGAATCCCTGCCGCACCGTATTGGATATCCGCGCCATCCGATCAGCTTCGAGGTTGCTGGCCCATTCACTCAGCAAACGTCCCTGGAATGGACGCCCCATCGCCGCGGCATAAACCGCATCCGGGGAGATGCCCACCAGCGGATGAAGAGCAAGAACATCGTCGGGAATAGCAAACTGGAAGAGGCTCATCTGAAAAGTGGCTTCGTGCTTCGCCAGTTCCTGCAACTCGGCAGTAAGAGCTGCATACATGGACTGTATGGCATCCTTGTTTATGGCCCTGACACTGACCAGTAACGCTTCCAGCCTAGAAACGGTAAAGCTCTCAGCGTCCAGCGTATCAATAGCCACCAGCAACCTTGCGGTAAGTTCGGCGTCGCTGTCATTCAGGACTTTTATCATCCTGTTGGCAACGCCGGTGCTGTAGCGACTAACCCATATAGCGTGGGCTATGGATTCATCCTGCAGTTTGTCATTCGCCGTTGCCATTATTGCCACCAATCAGGTTAGGCGCGCCGTTACGAATAGCGTCAATGACAGTTTCAGGGTCATCAGCGGGATCTATCAGGTCAAGCCTCTGCAACGCTCTGACCATATCCGTGTCGCGAATCGCACCGGACTGCCAGGCATTGACGATTGCCGTTACCATGCCGGATTCTGCGACTTTGGCGATAAACTCCTGATTGATGCTGTAACGGTATTCCTCGCCTTTTATGCCGAGATATCTGGCGCACCAGCCGAGCGCCAGCGTATAGGCCTCCGAGACATTGGAAACGCAAATGCCGAGCACCGATGTGGATGCGGTTTGCTCGCCGCTGGATTGCGTGGCGGTTTTAACCGCGCCGTTCTGCTCGATAAGCCGGGCGCCAAGCTGAACAGAATAATCACGCTTACTGTCCATCGCCTCTTTAGCCAGGGTGTTTGGTTGCGCCTGAGCATAGGTAAAACTCCCCTCCTTCGGCAGCAGGAATGGAGAACGAGAACCGACACGAATTCCCTTATCCTGCAGCCAGTCACGCCAGGCGGTATCAAGCCCGGAAATCACCGGCTGCACCTGACCGCAGAAAAATACGCTGTCTTCGTAATCTGCCGAATTACGATAATGGCCAAGGTTGATTTCAACGAGAGCAGCTAAAGGCGACTCGTCGATGCTGGGATCGTTATTTTGTGCGCCAACAAAGGTAAAGGGGATCTCATCCCAAAAATCCTCACCTTTAGGCTTCGGGTGATACTCAGAATCGACAGAAAAAGACCCTGCATCGGCCGACTTTCGCCACACCCTGCAGATAAACTTGCCGTCCTCTAGGGCAAGTTCGCGATACTGGATTTCATCCTCGTACGCAAAACCATCTTCCTTTTCCATGCATTCGCGTAAAACCACCAGCACCAGTTGATCACGTCCATTGATGCGTTTGGTGCGCCAGTTAATGATGCTTTCCGCCTGATAACGAAGGATGATCGCCTCGTCGGTCTCAGCTGCATAATCCGTATAAAGCCCCTCGCGCGCGGCCTCCAGAATATTTTCTGTAACCTGCTGGGACTGCTGATAAATGCTGGCACCAGCACCATCGGCGTTATCACGAAGATAATTCAGTTTATCCGGCGCAGTCATGGTCGGGTCTTTTCTGAATGCCAGCCCCAGTAAACCCACCTTTGTATTGCCCGTTATCGCGTAGAAAACGGCGCGCTGAATGTAATCAGCATTGCGCTTTTTATTGCGTGCAGACTTATCGGACGGATCCAGAAAAGGGAGGTATTCATTCCCGGCGGCCTTTACAGCATCAGCCCCTTTGCACACGTCACGAATTTTTTTCCACACGGGCATCGCCGCCCTGACCTCAGGGCGGACGTAAGTAATATCATTATTGGCCATATCAGAATGTCGTATCGAGGGTGATGTCGAACGCTGTAGCGTTGACAGGGAACAGGTACACGATTGGATAACCACCGCCATCATTGCCGTGGTCAAAGCCGCCTTTCTTATCTGGCTCGCCTTTATCGTTATAGACCTGTCGCTCCAGGCACTGAGTGAATTTCGGGCAAGTTACCGTGTTAACCATCATCCTCCGCTCGCCGTAGGTATTGCATAGCATTGAGTTGACAGCGTTTATCCGGTCCCTTACTGCCGGGTTGCTGTCATTAACCAGCACAGAGAATCCAGCATCATAGAGCAGAGAAATATCCGACTCGCTGGCGTTGCTGGACTTCCTGTTTTTCCCTGAAGCATCGGGATAGATATTGATTGTGTGCTTCCCTTCCTCGTACCGAGTCTTAATCGCTTCAATCATTGCCGGAGTATCAAATACATCCATGAACTCATCTACAGCCCGTGGAAGCCCATCACGCAGCACATAAACCACTGCCGCCATTTTCCCCACGTTAAAGTCCATACCGATATGCAGCGCTTCACCTGGTTTAACGGTTTCATCAGTATGATTTTTACGGCGATCAAAGCAGTAATAGACAACGCCCTGATAGTTTTCGAACGAAGCTTCATATTCCTGCCTGAACGTTCTGGGATCCATTCGCCGGCGAGCTGCTTCCAGTTCTTCTGGCGGAACATTTCCACCATCCACCGAAGTATAAAGCCAGCTTTTATGGTCAGGCTCTCGGTTGTCCTGTCCGGCAAGCCATGAATCATAGCAATGGTTAAATCCCTTGGGTGTGCCAATCCGGAGAGCATGTCCACCTATAAACTGCACACCATTTACGATATACCGACAAGTCGACAGCATCGGGCGCAATACTTCCTCCCATGCTGCATACGGGCAATCAGCCCATTCATCCACCAGCACGAAAAATAAGCCAGACCCACGCAAATCATCGTAGTTATTCAACCCGACGCATCGCATTATGTGTCCGCTTTTAAGAGTGATGGATAATTCTGTCTCGTTCGGCTTCGATGCCCGCCAGTGTGGAGGTATGGATTGTTTCAGCCTTCGCCAGAAAACACGCTTTGCCTGTTTTTGTGTGGGTGCGCAATACCAGATTTCATCCTCTACACTGACTTTCCATTTCTGCGCCAGTCTGGCAGCCCTGCGCATTTCCGCTTTGCCAAGGAATGTTTTGCCAAACCGGCGACCGCATACAGCATCCCTGAAACGCGCTGAGCGCTGCCATCCCCAGACGTAAATATTTGCCTGTTTCGGTGTCAGGCTGACAGCATCGCTGCTAGAGGATTGGATCATCTGGAGGTTCCTCATCGGGAGTTATTGGCTGAAGTTGATAATCCTCTTCAAATCCCGTCGGGTTTTTATCCAGGGCTATCTCCTGTCGAAGCTGGTCGATCTCCAGTTGCCGACGCTCGATTTCAATCTGCTGTAGACGCTGGGCGAATTCACTATCAGCCAGTCCGAGACGCTTCATCACCGCCTCGAACATTCGTTCGCGGCTGATAGCGGTTATCTCCACACCGTTCTTTCCGAGCTTAACGCCGGAATAGGCAAGTGCAGCATCAGGCGCCAGCTTGCGCGTATCGGCGAAGAAAGGCTGGCCGATGCCATCACCATTACAGCGAGGACATTTCGGGTTAGGCGAGCTGGTATGGTCGTAACCGTAGCCGCCTCTGTCGTTTGGCTCTTTCCCTTTCCTCGCTAAAGCCTCAGCCAGCTTCTCTTCGAACTCAACCGCATCGCGCCATTGATACTGGTGACCGAAGCCCCAGCAGTAACGGCAGCTCCCGCGGCGATACTGAGAAAGTTGGTTGGCGTCGAATGTTGCCAGCCGCCACATCTGCTCAAGCACTTCATCAGCGCTGCCAAGCGTGCGCACAATGGAGGCTTTCTGCTGCTGCGCAATGGCCTGCGCAACTGAAGTTTTCTGAAGCAGCTGATAGCCAATTTGTTCAGCAGTCTTCTTGCTGTACCCGGCACGGATAGCGGCCTGCGTGGCGTTGTGGTCCTTCAGGTATTCTGCGACAAATAAACGTTGCTGATCGGTGAGGCCATCATCATCCACCAGCTCTTCTGCGCACTTTTCCTTTTGCGCAGTGCGCAGTTTCTTCTGCGCAGGTTTTTGCGCAGTTTGCGCAGTGGGTTTCTTGATGTATCGGCGGGCAGTAGCGTAATTCAGTCCCTGCGCTTCACACCAATCCTTCGGTGATACGCCGGTTGCGGCATGATCGGACAGGAACCGTCGCTGAAGCTCGCCCCAGTCCGGTTTTGCCATGGATTATTCCTATTTAACGTGAGGGAGAAAAAGGAATTACTGATTCTCCATAAAATATTCACTTTTATGTTTTGGAATTAAGGCTCTTTAGTTCAGGAGTTATTATGAAAAGAATTATGCTTGCTGTTTTTGTGATCTGTGGTGCGCTGTCTCTTTCAGGATGTATCCTTCCCCCTGGGCCTCATAGCGGCGGACATGGTGGAGATCACTTCCATGGTCCAGAGCATCGTTAACCGCCTGAGGACTTCCATTTTACAGAAATGAAAAAGGCCGCAAAATTATGCGGCCTTTGGTCACTACCAACCAGCGTATAAAGAATCTCTCAGGAGCCAACAGAGAGAGGCTTTTCTGCTTTTTAACTGACCACTGCCGTTTTGGTGTTGGCTGGCAGTGATAACGTGATGATAGCTTCATTTAAGTTATCGAAAGCATTTAAATATCGAAAGAGCTCATTGAACCAATCATTTTCAACTTGCCGGAACATTCAACCAGAGCACCAGGCATCTCTGCTGGTCTTTTGATGGCAATTCTCAGCTCTCCCGAACGAGGCCGGTAACTAACAATTTACTCGACAGTTTCTTCGGCATTAACCCAAAGATCTAGATGCTTGATGTAGCGTTGGATGGGCACATAAATAACCACCCCATCTACAAGGTTAATGGACTTGATAACACATCCCTGCGGAGCTAAATAATCCCCATCACAATGAGGGTGAATAGAGTGCTCGTCACCGTATCGATAACCATGCGGAAGTTGAGGGAGTGAATTTCTTGTCATGGGCAGCTTCTTAGATAGAAGGAATTGAAAATCCATAGTGCCTTAATGCACCTGACTTAGATACCAACTTTTCATTTTTCAGCGCTCTGTTGTCTCGTATTCTGATTTTTTGTTCATGTGGCCATGCAAATTTCAATACCTAAAGTATTCTGCGTTTGTAGCTGAATTACCTGGAACCCTTCTCTGTGAGCTGCGAGCAATTGGCCTGCACTGCTTTGTTGTGCGCCAGGATGTCACGCTTGGTCTGCTTATCCAACACATCGATATCGTGGTCAGTCAGGTAGATGATCCGCACCCAGCTGCAGGCCGTGTCAACGACTACCGGGGCGGGTAAACTTTTCGCGCAACTCCCGATCAACATCGTCATCGCCCATACGCTTAACGTCTTCCTGTACATCGCTGGCCCCTTTCGTGACTTCAGCACGGCGTTCTGCCGCGGCGACAGTAGCAGCGGCGTTCTCTTCGGTACGTTGCTGATCAGCTTTGGCTTTAGCCTTACTGGCCCCGCGAGCATGACCAATGCCGAACGCGCCAGCAATAGCACCCAGGATGACGACCACCAGTCCCGCGATAATTTCAAAGCTCATTGCTGCTCCTTCAGTTCGTCGGCCTTTTCTTTCAATGCTGGCTGGCGTACGTATTGCGATAGTACGGCCAGCACCACCAGCGCAGGGCTAATCAACGCAACGATATTTGGCGGCAGGATGTTTTTGATATCCGGCGGCAGCACCGCCCAGGCGTGCAGCGCAGCATCCGGGAACGACTGCGCCCATACACCAACCAGCGCGCCGATAGCTCCCAGCTTTACAGACCACGTTTTCAGCAGCAAGCTGGCATGCCCTACGAACTCCAGCCGGGTATATTTGCGCAGAAATAACAGAACGAGCACAGCCACCAGCACAAGCAAAGCGAAAATGATCATCTTCACAGGACACGCTCCTTAACCCAGCCGTAGAGAAAATCCTCGTTGGCTTCGCGGCCCTCCGCCAGTTCGAGGTATCTGGCACCCTGGCTGCAGTTCAGCGCACGCAACAGAACCTGTTCACCCTCTTTCCCGCGGGCGGAAAGGTATCCCTTAAGCGCGGTGATGGTTCGGGGACCAATGGCGCCATCCGGAATCAGATCGGGATACAGCTTTCCGCGCATATTCATTGCGGTCAGCCAGCGCTGGAAAAACTTACTGGCTACAGATGGCCCCATGTTCACGCCAGTGTCGCAAAGCTCATCTGCCAGTAACGTAGATAGAGCTGCCACCTGGTCAAACCGGGGGCCGGTCCAGTAATCGCTCAGCAGGATTTGCTTTGCTGTTTCCCTGGGCAGGTTCCGCATATCACCGGTGTAGCCATGTGCACGGGCGGTGGTCTGCGTGATGCCCCAGCGGGTCGGCCCGCCTTTATCCGACGGATGATCGACATAACCACCCTCCTTGCCGAGGATCCCCTCGATAATCTGGTCTGCTGTCATTGTGCTTTCACTCCGGTGATTCGTTCCCAGAAATACGTGAGCGCTACGGAACCCATAGCACCACTGATACCGGCAGTGGCCAGTATCATGTAAATACTCAGCCCACCTTCAATGCTGATGAGCCCACCAATGACCCCGGTAAAAGCCGAAACCACAATTTGCGCAAAAGCATTTATCCAGCTCCATTTTGCTTTGCCCTGCTTCACATCCATCAGGAATCGGACAAGGCCGCCCCAACCAGCAATGATCAGCAGAGCCAGCCAGGTGATTCCGGCCATGCTCTCTTTGTCTTGCATATGCTTTGCCATAGTTTCACCTCCGGGTTAACGGGGTGCTGTGTGAATAAAGGGGGCAGGCCCATCGGGCTGATTTAGCGACAAGCCTTAAAAGGAGTCATCCGTGAGCCAGAAATGAAAAAGGCCACGTATTAGCGCAGCCCTTAAATGTTTTTGGTTAGTTGAAGTGCCTTAATCAGACGAAAAAAAGCCCGCTCAGAGGAACGGGCAGAAATGTAGGCAATACTGATTCTGTACCGGATCGAGACGTACCTAATAGTCCGAGCTACCGATTTACCAGGAGAGCGCTCGCTTTTTCCGTTACTGCCTTTTAAACATAGCTGGAGAAGCCGAAACAGCAACCCCACTACCAAATAGCTTAGTAGCATTGCGTGGTGCCGGGTGCCTCCCGGTGAGCATGCCCCAGTCGGCATGGCCCGCGCTGCATTTACAGGTTCTGTAACTGACTGGACGCCCCTCCGCATAGGGGGATTCACCACACGAATAGATTAACAAGATGTTAATTTTATGGTCAATAAGATGTAAGCAAATGATGACATGCAGTTTTATTATTGCTGAGTAACTTCAATCTGGTTCAGGGCTCTCGCGCATGGGCGTTAATGTGTCGTGCAGCACATCTCAACCCAAGAGCCCTGACCGGATTGCAGATACGAAAAAGCCCCGGCACTTGCCGAGGCTTTAAATTTTTTCTTCAACGGTGAACATACAATGCCCATCGTTAGAACAAATTAACACGAATTCGGGAAAAGTAAATATCTCACCGCGTTATTTGTTTGAGTTGCGCCTCTGCCCACGCCTCCTCTATATCGAATTTAGTGATCAATACATCGAAGAACGGTTTAACCGATTTCTTCCAGGTATCCAAAGTGATGGCGTCCGTTATCTGGCAAATGGCCCTATGCACAGCAGTGGAGAGGATTCGCTCATACCCGCGACCGCCACAGCGTTTACAGTTACCCATCACAGGCACTCCCTGCTTCTCCGTCTCATCCTGGTTCACTACCTTCCCCCGACCGTGGCAGTCGTTACAGGCGGCGCTAACAGTCCCTTTTCCCTTGCACTTTTGGCAAAGCACCCGGACCTGCTCCCGGACCGACTTTACCTCCTCCCAGTATGATGGATAGATCCCCTTTGTAACTTTGGCCCATTTCGGCGGTTTGCCGTCCGGATACGTTACTTTATTGGTGAACGCCACTGCGTCGATGAATCCAGACCCATTGCAGCAGTCGCATGTTTTTTTACTGGAAGCACTGCGGGAGTAATCCTCAAAGGCGTACTCTGCGAGGATCCGTATAACCCGGGGTTTTACGTTTGGCGAGAGATTTCGCAACGCAGCAACCTTATCGCATTTTGTCAGCGCGTACTCAGCCAATAGTCCGATAGCCCGATCCCGGTCATTGTTGCTTATGCCCATCTTGCCCAGGAAAGCGCTATACCCCATCGCGGCACGTTCCTGGGTCATGCCCATTGCTGCCATGATGTCAGTGCCGGTTAATGAGTCAGATGCCGTCGCTCGTGGAGAATCGCTGATCATCGTAGACTTCGCGAAGTGGTATTTAACTGTATTTTCGAGGTTCATGCTTTTTCTCCCAGAGACTGATAAATACGGACAAAGTTTTTCAAAATTCGATAATCGGTCATTACAGTTCCACGGCACCGGAAAAGGCGGAGCTTCCACCAGCGATCGCGGATGAGTTCTAGCATGTCACGGCTCATGCAGCCTCCCGTTGTTTTATGAGCGCACGGCGTAGCGCGCTGTAATGGCGCCTGATGCCTTCCAGTTCTTCGATGGTGTATCGGTGAGGGGTGTTGTTGTTTTCGAGCGTCTCGACGCGCTCAGCGCCGATTTTCTCTACCAGAGCGACGCGGTACTGCTGCTGATTACCTGATAACTGCACGTTACAGTGATGGCACTGCTTGTGAATGTTGTCCTCGTTGTAGCGCAGGTGTGATGCTTTACCGCGGGAGCGGTAGTGCCCAGCTTCCCACTGAACCGTGCCGAACGTGCCGCAGCTGATGCACGGCAGATCGTGGTCACGCTCGCGGATATAGTCGTTAACGACACGCTGGGTCATATCTTCCCAGTGCCGGAGAGGCTTCACCGCTGCTTTGCGCTTGCGCCAGGCTGCCCGTTCTTTCTTCGCTTTCGCCTGAGCCTGCGTTGCGCGTTTCTTATCGAGTTCCTGCATGGCATATTCAGCGCCATGCTCAGGACAGCACCAGCGATGGTTTTCGAATGCAGGAGTGAATTTCTCCCGGCAGATTTTGCAGCGTCGTTGGGATTTCTTGGCCATACTCACCCCCACATCCTGTTGCGCCAGCGAGAGTCTGGCCGAGGCGGATTTTTGTCCTCCACCAGCTGCGCGCTGACGGTCCATGTCATAAAGTCAGGGTTTAAGCTTCGTTCGACCTTTACGCCCCGCTGACGATATTTCGCTACCAATTCGTCGGCCTGCTGCGTTGTGCATTCGAGATGGTGAAACCATGAGTGTTTCATCGGCATCACCCCGCGAAGCTTAAAAGCTGGTTGGCGGCGTTCTCAGCTTCCTGCAGGCTGTTGAATGAACGAGAGAGGATCCACCGCCAGAGAACATCGAGCGATGCTTTGTACAGTTCCTGGAATTCGCATTCGTCCATGCTTGCGAAAGAAATGCTGCGAGGGTGTTTTTTCAGCGTGCCGTCCGGCAGCTGTATGGCGTCATAGTGGCCGGCCTCAACGATGACCCACGCTCGGTAAGCATCGAAGGATTTGCAAATACTGATTGAACCGGATCGCTTCTCGGCTATTCGGTCGAGATATTGCCCGGCGGCATCAAGTAACGCCGATTCACTCCCTCCATATGCAGCAAGGTATTTGGCATAACCTGTGATAAGCCTGCAATCGCCCCGCCGGTTGGCTCCCAGTAATCGAAGCCCAGGTTTAATAGTGCAAAAAATTTACGGTGAAATGTTGGGTTGCGGACAAGTTTATACTCAGCCTCCAGAACGGCGCCGAGCTTGCATTTTGATTGCAAGAAATCACTGGTCTCCGGCGTTGCTGGGATCAGGATACCTTGAGATTGTATTATTAAGTGAAGCTGCGCCATCACGTTCTCCGGTGGCGCATCACTGTCAGGTGGCTGGTTGTTCAGGCCAGCACTGCAAGTATGATGTATCTAGCTGTTAAGAGTCAATTTTAGAATTCATTTCCTGAATTACTTCTACCAGAGTTGCTCTTGACCAATGATGTTCATCATGTGTTAATTTTCTCGTAGAGACCTCACCTTTCAGATTAGAAAAAATATACCGCTCATTAGCTTCTAATCGAAATGAACATACTACAGCGCCGCTTCCATCTGTTATAGTGGCAAAAAAAACTCTTTTACTAATTGGTTCAACACATCTAATTACCCTTTTCTTCGAACGACATTTGCTTACAACATAGAACAATTCACGTCCTTTAACACGTTTAACCACATCACCTCCATATATTGATTAACTGTTACCAAGTTAAACCCATACATCCCCTAAAAAATCTCAATCCTGACCTAATGAAATTATTCAAAAAAACACAAACGCCCCAAGGAAATGAAATGGTATCGATACAAGCATTACACAACCTAATTAATACCACAACACATAAATACATCAAGAAATATTTCAAAAAAAATTAAAACACAACAAATACAACAGCATACCTTAAAGTGACATATGTTTTAAATAAACACAAATAGCCGCAAAACATCTATGGTGACAAATGAGCATCGAATTACACAAGCAATAAAACAAATTGTTTTGTCAGATAAGAATACAACCAAAAAAGTTGTTTGATGACAACCCGAGAAGATTTGACGTTGTTAATCATGATAAACGAACCTATTAGGTTGCTTTAAATAAAAAAAACAGCCTTGATACCAGCTTTTATAGCTACACAAAAGTGTTCTGCAGCCTCCCCCTCCCAAAAGTTACTTTTTCCCTTCGCTGCCAAAAAGTTACTTTTCTTAGGGCAACAGGTAGAGCTCATCACACTACTGCAAAAGTAACTTTACCCAGTAAGCGCCAATACCAAATAACAAGCAAGAAGTCAACAGACAATTTTTTCGAGAGATAGGAGGTTAGTCTGAAATAACAGAAACAAAAATCCCGCCAAAGCGGGTTTTATCATGCTGCAATACTTTTTTCAGGCAAACCTCCGGCAGATTGGCCCTCACCAGCACTTTAGCATGAAGCGGAGTTACCCCATGGTGGAGATTAGACGTTAAACGCCCTTTTCAAGGTTTTACCAGACTAAATTTTATTGTATCCCGATATACTCCTGGATGGCCTGGCACAAACTTACACTTTTTAATAGCAACCTCAGTTTCCCTGAAGAAAACCTCATCGCCCGTTATGTCTATTGAGTACACATCGCCTTTATCATTAACCCACGCCGCATAATCGACACTCCCTTCAGTTCTCAATGCCTGAGCCTTGACTGGCATCGCTGGCGTAGGACAACCTATACGCACAGGCGCTATTTCTTCTTTATTATCAACAGCAAATGCCCCATTTGATATAAGAATAGCGCAAACCAGAACTGATGTTTTTTTTAGAAACGATACCATCTTTTGTTTTCCTTGCGTCCAAAGCTCACTAATGCGCATTTTGCATGCAACGCCGGAGAACGCAAGGTCAACTTAACCTTGTTCTGCTCGTCTTTCGGTTTGGCTGCAATGTTCCACTGTGACATTTTTATTTACTCCTGATTGACACTTCGCCAGCAAAATATAGAATCATAAGTCCAGTGTATTAGAGTATGCGAGCTGTGTCGCTAAGGAGGTAAGCCTTGACCCAGTTTTTGAACTTACCCGCGATATCTGTTAATTAGCCTTTTGGCTGATCAACGAAGATAGTCACCCCGGGCATATATCGAAACCATTATCTCCGGATAACGGATAAGCGGTGACTGAGGGGAAACCCAGATCGTACAGCAAACTGGAGCGCCGGGGTAACCCGGCGTTTTATTTTCTACAATTTTCCTTCTATTCGGGCTTTGCGTTCTGCGGGAGATTTAGGCATCAGTCGTCATCCTCATCCCAATCGTCATCTTCCTCATCCTCGTCATCATCGCAGGATGCGAGCAGTGGATTCATTCGCAGCCCTACCTGGCAGGCGTAGCCGCGGCGACCGAGGTTGTGCAGCACGCTGTAGATTTCGACCACTTCGGTTCGCTCATCACCAATATCAAGCTCACAGGCCAGCGTGTGGCATTCAGTAGCGAGCGCAGATATCTTCTCAAGCAATTCGACCTTATTCACGATTCACCTCCTGAGGGACTGCCGGCAGCGGTATCCAGTGGGTTACAATCCCGCCATTTTCGCTTTCAACCCACCACCGTTCTCCATTCCATGAACAGTTCCATTGATAGTGTGATTTTCCCAAATCATTCTGCTCTTCCACATAGCACCAGTAACGACCACTTTCCTCAGGTTTACGCTCGCTTACCGGAATCCATTTACCCGGCACGGTGGCAGGGTCACTGCCGGGTAGTTGCGGGGCGGCTGCTAATGTGGAGTCAATGATATGCTGACGCATCCAGTTAGCTCCTCGTGCAAACACATCTACCGGGTCTCCATAGTAATATCCTATTTCATATGCCTGCTCTGATGTCATCTCATTAGGAATTACCAGAGAGTTGACGGCCATTTCTGTGCAGATTCTGGCAGTAGCCTTGCACCCTGAGCATTCGCACTCTGGTAGATAACCGTGATCGATTGGGCTTTGCGCTGGAGCGACGACGTTTTGCGCCGGGCAGCAATCGGATTGCGCCGGAGAGTTGCCTGCCCCAATCCGCTTATTAAGTTCAAGTGCCACTCTGGCGATAGTGGATGTTGTTGGTGAATGCATGTGGGGATTACTTGCCACACACTCCAGCCAAGTAACATCGTTAAAGCGATCGAAGTCGAAATCATCAGGCAACTTGTTAGCCATCGTTACAGGTTCAGCCTGTAGCATGGCGGCGCGGCAGGCGTTCCAGCCTGTACCAAAGCCAATTTTCGGCTCGCAGACGCCATTAAGCATCATTCTTCCGTGCTCATCGCGCACGTATGCATCCGGCACTACCGGCGCTGGCTGCGCAATAAGCGCTTTGAAATCCTCAATCCGCGCCTGAAACTCCACTCTCTCTTCCGGTGACAGCGCCGCCATATCAGATTCGTGTACGGCCCTGCGCGCCAGGGCGGCAAGCATGGTGCTGGTCTTAATGCCTTTACCAAACCGCAACCCTGGCTCCAGCAATACGGGGCATGGCAGTGTTTCCGGATATTCCGGCGCTGGCTGCGCGTGGCGATAGAGCGGCAGTACAGCCACATCACCATCTGTTGCGACAAATTCTGCCCGGCATTTATCGTTTGTGACATGCCATTGCTCACGGTAGTGCCATGTCCACGCCACCGGCTCGCTGTCTATTGCGGCCAGCGATTGACGAATAAGAGCCTCTAATTGCCTGTCAGTGGCATCACAGCCGCCATCTTCATCAAATTGTGCAACCCATTCTTCCAGCTGCTCTCTTGTTATGGTTGATTTGGTCATTGGTTGGCTCCCCGAAATAAAATTGCCTGCTGAAAACCGATTAAGAACCACAGCCCATCTGCGCGCTGGCTCATTTCGTACCAGTCCTCTTTGTTGAGGTCTGAAACGAGGTTGTCGCCACAAATGCAGATATCGGTACCGCGAGGTTCTGAGTCGTATACGGCGCCCGGAGTAAACCAGGCTGGCGTAGTGGAACTGACGCATATCATTTTTGTTACGGCCATCACTCAGCCTCCACCTTGATGCCAGCGGCATGAGCAGCCAGGCATTTATTGAACCCGTCGTTGTTATTAGCCAGCCCAAGATTCCAGCCAGCGGTTAACCTAGCCCTATATGCACTTTCCTGCAGTTTTTCATCGGTGACGGTGCTGCATAGCATCTGTTCAAGCAGATTCATGCGGCTATTTTTGACAAAATACCCAACCACTTCGCCATCTTCAGTAACCGCCTCGCTGCTAATTTCAGCGAATAACTCTTTTCTGCTAATCATCAGAAACCTCCACACCTGCCGCGCGAATAGCGGCGATTACGTCCGATTTTTCGTAGCACTCAGTAACTCCAGCCCAAAGGCGGGTCGTTGGTAACTTCATGGTGACGGTGCGGGACTCCAAATGCTGGATATATTCTTTCAGCACATCAGCGCGATGCTTGCCCCACGGCTTCAGAACATCAAAGCGCTTAGCTGTTTGCACCCAGTCAGTTTTTTCACCCCACTCCATATAGGCAGTACGGAATGACTCTAGGTTGTCTATGCGCTCTTTCAGGTCGATAATTTCATGAATGCTCGGATCGTTTTCACAGCCCTGCTGAAGATCAACAATCCGCTGCTGCGCCTTCTCCAGCGCCTCTACCAGCGCGAGGATGTTTTCCGGCGTTACAGTTCTTTCCCAGATTTCAGAAGTTTCGGCGCCATCTCGGCAAATCATCTCTCTATCTGCTGCCGCTTTCAGGCTCTGCGCCAGTTCGGTGATATCACTCATCGGAGTTATCCTCGCAGCAGTAGTGAGCGCCTTCCGGATCAGTGCTTTTGAAACCGCAGATATCACACTCGATTTCGTTATGGGCTTCTTCATCGCAGTCATGGCTTTCTGGCTCGTCGGCTTTGTAATAGCCGCCGCACAACGTGCAGGGAACATCAGGAACATCGTCATAGTTAGTAGTCCCGGTTATCATTTGCCGGCCCCCTTAACGAAAATTACCCAGTGCGTTTTGTCCGCCTTCCCTGTTCGTTGCCAGATGGCTGGCTTCTCGTCGGTCAGCGCCAGAATCTGGCTCACCGGTATCTGGGTTTCGTTCCATTTGAAGATAAGAACGCCGTGTGGCCGCAGTACGCGAAATGCCTCTTTAAACCCGGCATGCAGGTCATAGCGCCAGGTGTCTTTGTTCAGGCGACCGTATTTCTTACCCATTCAGGCGTTTTCGCCCACTCGTTCAAGATGCGGCGGGTCAAACACGACAATGGGGAAAGATGCGTCAGCAAACGGCAGCGCGCGGAAGTCGGCGATAATGTCCGGACTGATAACCAGGCTGCGTCCGTCGCAAAGTTTGTGCTGCTCAGCACGGATATCACTGAATACAGCGCGCTCATCCTGTTTATCGAACCAGAACATGCGGGAGCCACAGCACATGTCGAGAATGGTTTGCTCGGTCATTTGGCCCTCTCATGCAACTGCTCTGCGATGCACGAAAAAAAAGACTCCCTCGTATGGCTGTTAAGAGCTGGCGCAAAGGCCGCATTAAGTACGGCAGCATCACAGCCGTCATCGATATAGAGCGCAATTTTTTTCTCCAGGCGCGCTTTGGCTTCCTGCAGCTGCATACCCCGGCAGGCACGCGGGATATATTCCGCAATCTGTGAAATAGCCTTTTCGTTCTGTTTAAACATGCTTCACCTCGATAGGCTTGATGGTGTCGAGCAGCAGCCGGCGGCGCGTATTTTCTGCAAAGTGACGGCGCCCTGTTTCTTTGTGATAAAACTCGTTTTTGCCGACGACCCACATCCGCTCTGTCTGGTGCAGTTTTTTTACCTTCGGACCGTCTCTGGTGATCACGGTGCCGGTATGGGTTTTTACGATTGTCATACGGCCTCCCGGGATGACGATGCAGGTGTACAGGTAAAAATGACTTCCTGAATATCGAGGAAACGCTGGAATACGGGGCAACCAAGCAGGCTGTAATTCATCCCAACAGCAACTTTCGGCACCAGGCCAAAACGCTTCATGTCAAAGTCGATGACGGCCCGCTGATCGCGGAACAGCCCCAAACGACCATGCCGGACAACCTCGCCGGTCGCTTCTGCTTCGGAAAAATACCGCTGGACAGTCGCGCGGCTCAGCCCCAGTTTTTTCATTGCCTCGGTGGTCGTGAGGCGCCCCTGATGCCTGGTGATCCGAATCACTGCGCGGACGTACTCTCTGCGCTCAACTGCTGACAATGCTCTAGCCATGATTCCGCCCTCTGCCTAAACCGAATTTCGCGCGGATTTCCGCAATTTTGTTTAAGCCCTGCTCGTTACTCAGCGGACGTCCGCCAAGCTTTGGGATCTGTTTAACCGGATCGGGAATCACTTCCCCGGCATTCAAGCGACGAACCATACGCAGCAGCTCATCCTGCGCCTTACGTCGCAACTCAGTGTCGCTGAGGCCGTTTGCGCGCATGTCTGCGTACAAGCCAGTAACCATCCAGTAGCAGGCTTTGTGTTTCAGCGTTAACGGTTCGATTTTGTGCTCAGGCCATGGGTAAGACTCAGCGTCTGGATACTGACCACGAGTCCGGCAATACTGGTAAACCATTTCAACCAGCTCACTCGCATCTGGCAGGCCTACGGTTACCGCCTCCTCAGAACGACACCAGGCGACGAACTGTCCCGGTGATGGCATGAATGGTTTTTCCTGTTTGCGCGCAACCCGCATTCCTGCGTTAATCTGCTCAACCGTGGTGATCCCGTTCTCTTTGAACGCCAACAACCACTGGCGACGCATCTCGTTGAGGTCTTCCACTGATTTGTTGGCCAGCACCGGGAAGACGGCAAGCAGCTGGCGGAACAGCTCGTTGAAGATCTCCGCAGTCTTGGCCGCCTGGCGCTTTACTGCCTGCTCGTCCTGCATTTCCGGAAGCCCGGCAGCCACTCGCTGGAAGTTTTCACGGTCGAAGTTGTGCATGCTTTCTGCGATAGATTTCATTCGAGTACCCCGTCGATCCAGTCTGTGTTGTCCAGCGCACTGGCGCCTGATGAGTTTCTTGATGGACCATGGCTGCGCAGGCGTTTAGTTGTGAGCTGATCCCATTTCTTACGTAGTTTTGAGGGGCAAAGGATGTTTTCCTGCCAGAAACCGTCCTCATTTGCCCACTTGAACAGTTCGCAGATCTCATAGTGAGTGCGCTTGTCCTGCAGGCGCATCAGGCGGATGGTGTTCGCCCATTCAACCCAGTTCGGCTCAGAGAGGGAGGCATTCACGGTCAGGGCTTTATCGAAAATCCATCGCGCGGCTTTGAGGTCGTCAGCTGTTCCCCAGGATTTACCCGCAGGGGTATAAATCCCATCGGCCGCTTCTGGATGACGAGAGAGAAACTTCAAGGTTTCCTCGTTTCGGGATTCTTTAGAATTCCGAGACGAAGAAGATCTTTTACTATTGTTCTTGTTCTTGTATTGGGTGTCTCCCGTTTCCGGGAAAGGTTTTCCCGTTTTCGGTAACACTTTTCCCGATTCCGGGAAGAGTTTTCCCGTTTTCGGTTTGTCTAAAATCCACTCAGATAGCTCAGTATTTATACCGACAATTTTCATCACTCCCTGCTTATGAGCGAAGATAATTTTCCGCTCCGCGAGAGATTTGATTGTGTCGGAAATATGCGACTCTCCGAGGTCTGTCAGCTCAGCAATCACCGTGTTTGTTACTCGGTCCTGCTTCTTGTTCCATCCATAGGTAAGCCAGATAACAGCCTCAAGACACTGCCACTCACGACCTGACATCCGCAGACGCGGCTTGAGCTTCTGTATCTCGTTTGCGATCTTGGTATACCCGTTAGCCAGGTCGGCCATTTGACCTCCCGAACGCTCGGTTTTAATCGGAAAATTGATAACTTCAGCGGTATTTGACATACTCACTCCGTGAACTAAGAGCCCTTTTTTCACACCCCGAAGACTGGCTGTGTTGGCGCACAACAGTCTTCACCCTTTCAGAACAACCAAGCCTGGTCGCCGCCCTTTCGCACTTTGCGCTTTGCTTCCCGGCGTTCAGCTGCGCTGGTCTGCTTCTCAGCCCATAACTTTGCGTATCGCATAACATCGTCAAACATTCCCCCTTTGCGGCTTGCCTGTGACATCCGCTTGTACATATCGACCGCCTGGTATGCCCCCCCCCTGAGCCACTGCTTGCGTGAAGCCCTGGCGAAGAAGTTCCTCGCGGACGTTCTTCTCAATAAATTCGATGTGATTCATGGATACCTCGCTTACATCACGCCGAGCATCGAGCTCACGATCGTCATCAGCGCTCCTGTCTGCTCAGGCATTAGCCTGAAAAGCGACGCAATCCCCTCGCTCACTTCCTTCAGTTTCTGGTGCTCTGGCGCGTTCAGCATCACCGCCTGCTTTGCTTCAGCGCATTCCTTCATGGCCGAAGACAGGCGCGACAAAATATCGTCCTGTGGCATCAGACGATGTCGGAACTCCAGCGGAAGAACGGCCATGATTGCCGGGGTAAGAAGGCGAACGTACTCGCGATAGCGCTCAGAATCGGCAGGGTTGTCCAGGTAGCGAAAAAGCTTCTGTCGGGCACGGCTGATATCATCAGGGAACGCGATCTCCTCGCCGCCCTGTTGTCGCCACTCATCGATGATGTGTGCCGACACAACATCCTGGCCCTCAGCTGCAGCCCAGGCGCGAACAGCAGAGCGAATAGCGTCGTGATCTGACTCTCTCAGCTGATTTCGCTTTATCAGGGCGCCGGTGTTGAATCCGGTATTTTGTTGAAAGGAAAGTGTTTGCATAGTCAGCCTTCCTGTTTCGGCAGGCCGTCAGTGGGGTTTGGGTAAATGTCACCACGCATCTGATGAGGGGTAACCTTCCATCCGAGAGCCTCACAAACTGGAATTACGCGATGAGCGGGGGTCTCGCTATTCAGCCAAAGGCTAACCGTTTGAGGGGTTGTGCCGAGTCGTTTAGCCAGCTCGGTCTGGCTCATGATTGAGCAGATAATGGTTTTTAGATTCGTATTCATAAAGCCTCCTTGGAATTACAAGAAAACATTACATCACCAAATTAGATATAACAAGTTTTTCTTGTGTTAATCTTGCAATGTCTTCTACAAGTTAGGCTTGTAAAATGATAAATATGAAAACAGAACAGCATGAAAACTTTGTCCGCAGGCTCCAGCTCATCCAGGATCAAACTGGCTGGAACCTATCTGAGATTGCCAGGAGAGTTACTGTTTCTCCTCAGGCTGTTCAACAATGGGCCAAAGGTGAAACAACTCCACGCGGTGAGCGCCTTAAAAGACTTGCGGCTGTAACTGGTAAACCTGAGCATTGGTTTTTCATGCCGCCAGACGAAGATGGTGAGAATGTTTCATCGCAGACAGAACCTGAAGCGCCTGGCCGGAATGAACTGGATGACAAAGAGAAAGCCCTTTTAGCTCTCTTTAACCAGATGCCGGAAGCCGAGAAGAACAGGCTAATAGTCCACGCAAAAGCCACTTTAAAAGAACTAGACCTCCTCAAGGATGACGTTCTCAGCATCATCAAAGATATTAACGATTAAATTCATATGATTAGCAGCTATCCATATCGGATAGCCGTTTTCCCATGCCCTCAATAACAACATTTTCTTGTATTTATCCTTGTAAAAAGAAAATTTACCTTGTAACGTTATTCACATCGACAACAAACGCATTGTTGTCAGGTGGTAAACGTTCCGCTGGCCGGCGACAAGGCAGAGGTTGAAATGAGTAAACAAGGCATCAGAGCCATGGTCATTTCGGCAGTAATTGGACTCTTCATCTGGATAGCGCTTATCAGCGCACCGAGGGAGTTATTTCTATGAATGATTTCGCACGCAAACCCGCTCGTCAGCAGGCTGTTCGTTTAAGTCCGCTGTCAGCTTTCATCCGCCGGGTGTGCTACATGCTCGCGCAAAAAGGAGACCCTTCATGAGCACGATGTTTGCCCTGGTTCTCACCGTAAGCATGCTGACGGGCGGTAATCAGGATGTCCTGCTCGGCGTTTACGACACTGAGAATGACTGCAAGGCAGCTGCAGAAGAGCAACACGTGAAAGCTGAATGTTATCCGCTGAAAGGTGTACTGGACGAGCATCCAGCCGGGTTCACGGTGCAAATGTAGGGGGAAGAATGCAGAAGAAATGCGGTTACTGCCGTAAAGCGATCGAGGGAAAACCAGTGGTGAGCACCCTGTTGTACCTCCAGGGGAACCAGCTCGCACGGAAAGAAAAAGAGTACTGCTCTGAACGCTGCGCCTCTTACGACCAGATGGCGCACGAGAGCTAACGTAAACCCGCCGAAGCGGGCTGTACGTCCGGTGCCACCGACCAAAGTTACACCGGAAATTACCAAAACCAATGACCACCCTAAATGGGCGCTACCAATGGCCCGGGGGATTCTACATCCAAAATAGAGGCTATCACATGGAATATTTTTATCTGATAAAAGCGACTCAAAAATCGGGTAAAGCTGATGCCGTAATCTGGCGCACTAATAAATCAGAAGCTCGCGCCCTTCTGCAGTTGGACGTCGATCTGGAAGACGCTGGGATCGAAACAGGCCGCGGCAAAGACTATCAAAAACCAATTCGCACCGATTTCCCGGTATTCAATGACCTGCCGGCGGAAGGTGTTCTCGATTACTCATGGTGCGAACGCTACCAGCTCGGCGACGATGGTCGCACCTGGGCTCTGAAGCCAGGTCAGGTGCCTGCGGATCATCACATCGATGATGCAGGAGTAACCTCTGAGACCGTGGAAACTTTCGGTAGTGATGAATACCAGGACGATTCCAGCGCGCTTTTTAACGTGGCCGAACTCCCCTTTCGCGCGCAGCTGCTGGCGCAGTACATGGCCGAAGAACGTCACGTTTATCATATCAGCATGCCTCACCGGCAGGAGCTGTCAGCTCTTGAAATGGACACTGATAACGCAGCCGTCCAGGATCTGATTCTGGCCGCCGAGAATGTCCCTGAAATCAAAAAATACGATATGCCGGCGCTCTGGAAATTCACCAGCGCCAATAAAAAAGTCTTCCCGGAAGGGAAACGGCATGAACTCGGTAAGCGTATCCAGTTTGCTAAGCTGTGGTTCGCCACGAACGCGATCGACCGCGGCATTCTCACCAGGGAATGGGCTGCCGGTAACTGCATTTCTTCGGTTTTGAAAACTGATGCAGGAACTAATGCTGGCGGCGGTAATAAAACCGATCGCAACCCTGACTACACCCATACCCTTGATACGCTCGATGTAGAAATAGCCCTGGCCACAATGCCAATGGATTTCGATATCTACAATTTCCCGGCATCAATTCACCGCCGGGCCAAAGAGATCGTTCAGAAGAAAGAAAGTCCGTTCAAGGAATGGTCGGCAGCGCTGCGCAAGGTTTCAGGCATCCTGGATTATTCCCGCGCCGCGATTTTTGCCCTTATTCGTGGCGCCACCAGCGACATTCATCATTTCCCGGTAAGTCTGCAGACCTATATCAATGCGAACCTGACCGAGCATAAGCATGACGCCCCTTCTACTGAGACGCTTGAAAAAGCTGGTCATGTTTCATCTGCCGCTGTCACTCTGGACGCTGTGAAAAAGGCTATCGATGGAGATGAAGGTGTGCCTGACCTAGAAACTCTCCCAACTGACTTTCAGGTAATTGGCACCGAACTGGTGAAAGAAGCTCAAAAGAAACGCCCTGACGCTAATCAGGTTCTGGCCGCCGAACGCGGCGCATATGTCGAAGGTATCAGTGACCCCACGGATCCGAAGTGGATAACCGAAGACCTGACCAAACCCAAACAGCCTGAAGTTTCAAACATGGGCAATGGTGTTTTTTCGATTGATGGTCTGATGGATAGCCAGCCAGCACCAGCACTTTCTATCGTGGACCAAGCGCGCCAGCGCGCTGCAGAAGAAAAATTTCATCCAGTTAATTCCGGGGGAACCACCAGCGATGTGCAGATGGAAACGGCTCAGCCGGTCGAAGACGAAAATGATAATGCGGTATCAGCAGGCGAAGGCGCTGATGAGCCTCCTGCGCAAACAATTGCCGTGAACATGAGCAAAATACTGGCTGAACGCTGCCCGGATCTTACCGCCGAAGTGCTGAAAAGCCAGGTTTCCGAGAGTGCTCATAGCGATGAAGAGGAAGATGCTGAACAAGCAGCGCCATCATGGCCGGAGTATTTCGAGCCTGGTCGATATGAAGGCGTGCCAAATGAGGTCTACCACGCCGCTAACGGCATCAGCTCCACGATGGTTAAAGATGCCCGGGTATCGCTGATGTATTTCGAGGCGCGCCACGTATCCAAAACAATACAGAAGGTACGATCCCCTGTTCTGGATATGGGAAATCTGGTGCATGCACTGGCGCTGCAGCCTGATCAGCTGGAAAAAGAATTCAGTATCGAGCCGGAAATCCCGGAAGGCGCCTTCACCACTACGGCGACGATCCGCGCATTTATCGACGAATACAACAACGGGCTTCCGGTTTTACTCAGCGCAGATGACATCAAAAGATTTCTGGAGGAATACAACGCGAACCTGCCCGCCCAGGTTCCCTTGGGTACATCAGTTGAAGAAACCGGCCAGGGTTATATGTCTTTACCTGCTGAGTTCCAGCGCATTGAAGACGGTCAGAAGCAAACCGCCACCGCAATGAAGGCCTGCATCAAAGAATACAACGCCACCCTGCCCGCCCAGGTGAAAACCAGCGGTGGCCGCGATGCCTTACTTGAACAGCTGGCGCTTATTAATCCTGACATGGTTGCTCAGGAAGCACAGAAGGCGCAGCCCCTGAAAGTCTCTGGCACAAAGGCCGATCTGATTCAGGCCGTGAAATCGGTAAAACCGGATGCCGTGTTTGCCGACGAGCTGCTGGATGCATGGCGCGAGAACCCGGAAGGAAAAGTGCTGGTTACCCGCCAGCAGCTGGCTACGGCGCTGGCCATTCAGAAAGCACTGTTGAATCACCCGACCGCTGGCAAGTTGTTGACGCACCCGAGCCGGGCCGTCGAGGTGAGCTATTTCGGCATTGATGAGGAAACCGGGCTGGAAGTTCGTGTGCGTCCTGACCTTGAGATAGACATGGGAGGCCTGCGCATCGGTGCAGACCTTAAAACCATCAGCATGTGGAACATTAAGCAGGAAGGCCTGCGCGCGAAGCTGCACCGGGAAATCATCGAGCGCGATTACCACCTGAGCGCGGCTATGTACTGCGAAACCGCAGCCCTTGACCAGTTCTTCTGGATATTCGTCAACAAAGACGAGAACTACCACTGGATCGCCATCATCGAGGCATCCGAAGAACTGCTGGAACTCGGCATGCTGGAATATCGCAAAGCAATGCGTGCCATCGCGAACGGTTTCGACACTGGCGAATGGCCGGCGCCGATTACCGAAGACTACACCGAAGAACTTAACGATTTTGATATGCGCCGTCTCGAAGCGCTGCGCGTACAGGCATAAGGGGGAACAGTCATGGAAAACACTAACATTGTTACAGCCGAACAGCAGGCACCAAACACCATTTCAGCTAGCAACGCGATCTTTAACGTTCAGGCTCTCGGTCAGTTAACTGCTTTCGCAAACCTTATGGCTGATTCACAAGTGACAGTGCCAGCTCACCTTGCAGGTAAGCCAGCCGATTGCATGGCCATCGTTATGCAGGCTATGCAGTGGGGCATGAATCCCTATGCAGTCGCGCAAAAAACGCATCTGGTAAACGGCGTGCTCGGATATGAAGCCCAGCTCGTCAACGCGGTAATCGCCAGTTCCAGCGCTATTAACGGTCGATTTCATTATCGCTACGGCGGCGACTGGGAACGTTGCACAAGGACGCAGGAAATTACCAGGGAAAAACACGGTAAAAATGGGAAATACAGCGTTACAGAACGGGTGCGCGGCTGGACTGATGAAGACGAAATCGGGTTATTCGTCCAGGTCGGCGCGATTCTGCGCGGTGAATCAGAAATCACCTGGGGGGAGCCACTTTATCTCTCTGGAGTCGTCACACGTAATTCTCCTTTGTGGGTTTCTAACCCGAAACAGCAGATCGCTTATCTGGGCGTCAAATACTGGGCGCGGCTGTATTGCCCGGAAGTCATCCTGGGTGTTTACAGCCCGGATGAAGTTGAACAAAGGACCGAGCGAGAAATAAACCCGGCGCCGGCGCAAAGAATGTCTGTGGCTGAGATTACAAGCAGCTCTGACACCACCACCAGCGAACAGGTTACAGGTATCAGCATTGATTCACTTGCTGATGATTTCCGTGATCGCATTGAACGCGCCGAATCGGTCGATGCGGCAAAAGCCATCAGAGCTGATCTGGATAAAGAGAAAGCTGTGCTGGGTACTGTTCTCTTCACCGAACTGAAAGGTAAAGCAGTGCAGCGCTACTTCATGGTTGATGCCAGAAACAAAGTTGAGGCTGCCATAAATTCACTCCCTAACCCGGGGAATCCGGAAGCCGTCGAACTGTTCGCTAAAGCTGAAGGCATTCTCAACGGCGCGAAACGCCACCTCGGTGATGAACTGTATGACCAGTTCCGCATCACCCTGGACGACATGAAACCGGAATACGTGGGCTAAGGGAGGCGGGAGGGTTCGCCCTCCCGGTAACGATATGAGCAAATCACTGAATGCACGATGCATACGTCGCTGGGAAGTGGAATTCAAACCTTTCTGCGATTCAAAAGTTAACCCCTACTGGCGTAAACGCGATCTGCGCGGGTATATCCGCGAAGCTGCACTCACCACCGCTTACTGCATGGTTGAACGAATGGCTGAAGATAACGCCCGAGCTGATTTTGGTATCAAGGGTTGGTCGTCGGATTTCTCAGCCTGGTACGACGAACGTCGGGAGCACTATCGCAAAGACGCAAAGCTCATTCTTGATACGTTTGCCTGCAACGAAGCTATTGATGAAGAAATTCAGAACGAGCTGGAGGCCTGGAATGACTGATATCGCCACCTTCACTAATGAGCAATTAATCGCCGTGTGCCGTGCTGACGTGGCGGAAATGTCGAAGTTTTTAAAAGAGGGTGAATTCAGCAATCCGTCCCGCGCAGCCATGTATTTGCGTATTACTGAAATCGCATTGGCTGCGCTGATGGGGGAGTTCTCATTTGCTCGCAACCAGGTACGCCGCGAGCACGCCGAGTGGTCACAGTCCACCTTCGGGAATGTCGGCCCGATCGGCCCACTGAAGCACCTACGAAGAGAAGTGCTGGAAACCATCGCTAAGCCGCATGATCTGATCGAGTGGGCTGATATGCAATTCCTGTTGTGGGATGCGCAACGCCGTGCCGGTATCACTGACGAGCAGATTACCCAGGCGATGATCGATAAGCTCGCGGTAAATAAGGCGCGCCAGTGGCCCGAGCCAAAGGACGGGGAACCTCGGATGCATTTACGAAGCGAAGACGAATCACTCAACGCCAGGCGCCGCCGTAATCGTGAATCTAATGCGCGCGCTCGCGAACGTGAAACGCCCGCACAACGCAAAGCCAGACTGGAGAAAAACAGATTGAGAATGGCTCTTCGTCGTAAGGGAGGTGCCAAATGAGCCTGAAACACCGCCTTCCCGAACTGGAAGCCAGCATCGACCCGGCAGCATTGCGCGCAGCCGCCGACGAATATTCGGATCTGCTTCTGACTTTGTGCTTGTGCATGAAGATGGCCGGCCCCACCCGGGCTAACGTGCGCGCCTTCGCCACCGAGCTTAAAAAGCGCCTGACTACCTGGCACAGCCATAAAGAGCTCAATGCAATTCTGTCCAGTTGGGATCCCGTTGGCTATGTTCTCGGCCTCCGCCGGGAAGCGAACGACAACGCGCGCGCAGCTGGCGATCCAGTTGATGTTTTTGTGTGAGGTGAATATGCGACTGATTAACCGAAGCAAGCAATCACCGCTGGGCCGCCAGGCGTGCGATGCGGCACTGGCAAAACACGTTGAGCTTTATGGAGCCTACGGGCGACAGAAAACGAAAAGAACTTATACGGTGGTGGTTCAAGGCTCAAAGATCACTGTAGAAGTTGTTAACAGAAAAAGTAGCTATGTGGCCACAGCCATGAGCTGCGCGCGCCGGCTACACCATCTGCCTGGACAATGTAACTAAGGGGTTTTTATGACTAATACATCTCATAAATCAGATGAAATTTTGATAACCGATGACGTTCTGTCCAGATACAAAATATCGCGCAGCACACTCTATTTCTGGAGCACCCCATCCCGGATGCCCTCTTACTTTGCTCAGCCATTCCCGCAGCCTAAAATAAATGGCAGCCCTAAAAGGTGGAGACTTTCAGACCTGCTGGCCTGGGAAGATAACGTGGGGATCAAACCAGAGGCTGACCAACCAGCTTCTCAAGGTGATCCTGCCAAACAGCAAGCCAGTGACGCTGATCATCCAGATAATCATGCAGGTTATAACGTGCCATGA